GGATTACCCTATTCACAAGGTGGTGGATTGGGTACTACTGGTGTAGATACTATTAATAGTCCAGATATCAGTCAGAAACCAGAAAAATTTAAATATCCACAAACCGCTACAAGTGCAAGTGATATTACTACACCCACCCCTGACCAATATGATAATACATCACCCGAAGGTAGCGAAAATTTTAAAAATGATGTAGATGCTATTAAAAACGTCGTAACACCAGATGAAGTATTGACAGGTATGCAATATGAACTGAAACAAATGGTATTCAAACGTAAAGATATTGCAAAACAACTGGTCGTATCCAATTTAAAGAAAGATCCAAAGTTCTATAGTAAATTGCATATGATGCAAGTCGATGAAAACGGAGTTCGTCAAGAAGCCATTAGTGATATTATTCGTGAAATGAAAAAAAGAAAGCGTTATCTATGAAAATTACAGGCAAACATCCTACTAAGCTTAATGATCCTATAATTAAACATCCTGCTATGCATGGAAATAGATGGCAAATAGATCCAACCGCTGAACCTCATACTAGTTTTGATAAATTATCCAAACATCAAGTGGATGAATTTGCTGTAAACAATATGGACACATGGACTGATACTAATCATAATGACGTAGATATTGGCTACAATGAATTTTATGAAGAGTTAACAGGGGGAGTTGGTGATGCAACTGCTCCACATGATGTTGATCCAATTGAATTGGCATTGGGGCAAACTGTAGAAATGGAACATACAACAGATCCAAACGTTGCCACCGAAATTGCATTGGATCATTTGAGTGAAGATCCAAAATATTATACCAAACTCAAAAAAGCAGGATTGGCAAAAGAGTTAGATCAAATTGGAACATCAACAGGATTTGGTGATCCAGATCATTCAATTAATCATGAAAAGCTAGTAGGGTCCAATAAAACAGCAATCGCTGGAAACAATATTGCAGGGAAAATCGGTAATACACCCGATGATCATGTCAATAAAGTTAATGACAAAATTTCTAGTGATAATAAAAACTTAAATCAAATGAATAATGATGATTTTACAGTAGATGTAAATATCGAAGAACCTTCTTTGGAGGAAGATAGATGTACTGATATTGCAAAAAGAAAATACAAAAAATGGCCAAGTGCATATGCCAGTGGTGCTGTTGTTCGTTGTCGAAAAGGTAAAATATGGAAAAAGACTCAGGAAGAAATTGAACAGATCAAAAAAGAATTAGAAGAAGATTTCTCAAAAGAAAAAAAACAAGGATTGCATGGCTGGTTTGCCCGTCGTGGCGGTAAAGGAGGCAAAGGTTGGGTAGATTGTAATACATGCCGCAAAGATCCTGAAACCGGAACTAAAAAATGCAAAACTTGCGGAAGACAATCCGGAGAAAAACGAAGTAAATATCCTGCGTGCCGACCTACACCTAGTCAATGCACAAAAAAAGGAACCAGTCATAAAAAGGGTCCAAGTACGGTTTCATGGAAGAATGAAGTATCATTGACAGAAATTGCTAAACGATTGTTAAGTGATGAATAAAATTTATTTATCTAAATATGCAAAATTATTATTACGGGAATCATTAGAAGATATTCCTGAATTGCCCGATTTCTTTATAGATAAAGCCACAGGAAAAGAAGTAAAAATTCCTAAAAACCGTTTGGTTTCTACTGCACGTTATTCTGGTATCAATCCGCAACTCGCAGATCGAATACATCGGTTATGCATTCACAATTTACGAAATCCGTCTGAAATAACAAAAAAAGGAATCGAATCAGCATATATGTATATCGTTTCTAAAAATCCTGAAATTAACGCGATTCGTATAAATATATCAGATTATGATCCGCTTCGTAGTCCAATGCATGATATTGTGCATGGAGTAGCATCTGGTATTGAACCTTATAATATTTCGTATTTTGTGCAAAATTTAAAAGGTTATGGAAAAAAAGGAGATAGTTCTAAAGGATATATAACAACATGAACGATACCGAATCATATCCAACTGCTGATTTTAATCAATTGTTATTGAGAAAAATGCAACAACCAGTTGCTAGTGTACCGCATGAATTTGATCCATATCAAGCATTGTTAAAAAGAAAAAAACAACAGGACAGTGGAGAATTGCCACCTATCAAAAATATCAATCCCGATGACTTGTATGAGCTACAACAATTCTGTCAAACACACGGTATTGTCGGATTCAATTGTGGTAAAATGAATCCAAGAGCAGCATTACAAATGTTAAAATCACGTATGGGAATTAAAGAAAATCCCGCCACTTCTGTCCAGAAAAAAATATTATTAGGTTAACTCCAACGGGCCTTTGGTATTCTAGTCCATATGTTGTTTGTATAGATATAAACATAATGATCATCAAATCTCATTTCTCCGGGCATGCCACTATCTGTACTATTTGTTGGAGCACTTCCGCTATTAGTTAATGAAAAATATACCACACTTGCTGTATTTGCTGTGACTACATTAAGTGAACTGGTTTGTACTACTGTTAAATTACTTGCGGTGGCAACACTACCGCTAAAATAACTACTTGTCATTGAACTGGTAGATCCACTTGCTAACGCATCACTAACAAATTGACCAATATATTGATATACAGTTGCATAAACTCGGTTTGATGGTACCGTTGATCCCGAGAATTGCAATACACCGGTTTTATAATCAAATGCATAGTTGCTTGCTGTCCAATTCGTAAACGTACTACCATTGGCTGATGTAAACAAAGCAATATTATAGCCCGGTGGATTACCATTGTTACTAGCATCTGCTGTTTGATTTGCAATGGTAGTTACACCATATTTTGGACTGATAAAATTTGTTTGTTGTCCATTGACAATCAATTGACTACCAGTACCAGAAACACTCCCCGTTGGACTCATAAAAAACCAAACACTATTTGCAGGTGATGTATCATTTGCTACTGTCAATGGAAATTTAAACCAGTATTTTAAAACACCTGTTGTTTGTGTCGTTCCCGCAGTTGCGCTTGAACTAAATGGCAAACTTGCGCTTGGAATTAATGCAGTTTGTGACCAGATTTCATCGGCTCCCATTTGAATAGTAGAAGTAAATGCTTCTTGAGAGTCCGATAAATCGGTAGTTGTATAACGTCGTCCTACCAATAATCTTGCTGCTTTTGTTAGAAGGTCAAATGCCATGTTATGAAAGTTTTTCTATTTTAATGCTTGTAATTGGAGTTGGACTTCCGTTGTAACGAATTAGTAAATAAATTTCATCCTGTGCCGTATTAGTGTTATCCAATATTGCACCGTCAGCAGCTCTTGTTGGAAATATAAATATACCACTTGAGTTACTTGCACCTGTGCCGTTGTTTCCGTATAAATCAATATTTGATCCAAATGGATTTACACCACTTGTACTTAAGTTGGAAGGTGCTACACTAGATGATATTACGTTGGTTGATAAATTATTTACATCATACAAACGGCATCGAGCATAAACATTACTATTTGCGCTTTCAAATAAAATAGCCATTGCCACACTATTTGATGCAGTAGAATCCCAATTTACCAATGAAGTATTTCCCGTGAGTGTAATTTGTAATTTATTAACAACGACATTACTCTTGAATCTACGTACATAATATTTGTATGTTGTACCATATCCACTTGGATACCAATAACCATTTGAGCCACCCGGATTTACTAAAAATCCGGGTTTGACTTGTAAAGATGACGTAGCCAATACAGAAGCACTGTTAAACGATGATCCGCTCATATTTAACATATTGTCAGCTAATACGATGCGATTTGCTTCGTCCAGCAACTGTTCTGTAATTGCACCCGGATTCAATGATTGTGAACCAAACGTTAAAGATGATGTCACGTAGCCTTCTGGTCTTCCAAAATACAATAAACTACCACTTGAAGCTGGTGTACCAAATGATCCTGCTGTGTGAACATTGTATGTTTGGGATCCTACGACAGTTCCGCTGCCTGCTCTATTGTATGTAGTTGTAGATACGGCGAAGGTTGAAAATGACGAACCTGAACTTGCAGCATTGCTACCTGTTCCACCCGCATTTAGAGTCAAATCAAATACAACAACATCACTTTCAAACGGATAACTACCAACGGTGCGAGTGGTAACATAATCTGATGATTTTACAACACCCGCAGTTTGAATAGTTGGATTTGTAGTTAATGACGAGCTATTTGGAGTAACAAACCCAAGGGTGGCATTTGTAAAAGATACACTTGACACGATTCCATTATAATATAATGGATTAAATGCTCCGCTTGATGTTATAGTATAGCGATAACTAGATCCGCTTGTTAAATATGGTGCTCCACTCAAACTTCTTGTGACAGCACTAATATAACTACCGGAACTACTTGGTGAAGTAATAGTTTGGGTAAATGAGCCATCCGTTAACGGTGTATAATAATAAGTTACTGTGGATGGAGTATAAACTCTATATGCTGAACTACCAGAACTAATACCAATACTTGCACTAAACACATAGATACCACTGCTGCTAATGTTTGATAATGCAATACTATTGGTTAAATTAGAACCAGTGAAATTACTGAAATATCCATCTTGATAAACAGGAGGAATAACTGCTATATTTGCTGATGGCACTGTATTAAGTGCAATTGGCGTGGCAATTGACGGTGTTAAATTAGTTGTCGATTGACTTAGAATAATCGATGCAGAATTATTTGTATAATTAATTGTGCCGGCACTACTTGATGCAAATGTTAATCTAAAAGATCCGCTAAGATTTACTTGTGTAATATTATTACTAGTTAATGGCCCCAATCCAAATGCACTGCTACCTAAACTTGAACTTACAGTTGTACTACCACCAACAGTGCTTGCATAACTTATATATGCAGCACCACTATTAAATGTATAACCACTAAAAATTGTCGATCCAATTGTTGCCCATCCAAGCGGCTGCAAATATAAAATATTTGAGTTGGTACTTCCAGATGGAACTCTACCATTAATAGTTACAGTAGAACCAAATCCAGTGTTTGTACCAGTTACTCCGCTAAAAGTTCGTGTATTTGGACTTGGTATCGGATAACTTGCGCTAAACGCTCCTGCAAAAAATCTAACGATATCTGATACATTTGTATTAGAGTTCCAAGTACTAAAATAAGATCCTGTCATACTATCGCCCCATGGATAATTATCAGCCGGCGTTCCAACATTTATGTTTGATCCAGAATAACGACCGTAAAAATTAAAACTTCCACTATTATTTTGTACATTTATAATGCTCTGTGTTTGAATTAACAATAAAGGTACATTCGATACACTTGAACTTATAAAATTATCGGTCGCAGCAACAAATGTTTGTGTATTTGGACTTGAAATGAGATTTCCATTTACATTTAAATTTGAAATATATGATGCTGTTAGCGCATAACTTGAACTTAAATTGTAACTTGATGAAACCACATTGTTTGCCCAACTGCTTGTAATCGGATATGTGCTTCCTGTTATTAAATTTGTTCCACCCGTGCTACTTGATATAAACAAACTTGAAGTCGCTACGCATAGATTTTTATTAACATTATCCCAAGTTACTACGTAATCTACATCGTTAATATTAGTTGCTGGTGAGCAATCAAAATTATTTACTTTTATACTACCGGTAAAATTAGCTTCCGATGATACATTTAAAACACCAACTGTAATTGTTGATGTATCAAAGTTATTAATAGGACTACTACTGCCGCTTGGATCAAATGCTTGAATTGTTCTTAAATTTGAGTACACAATGTTTGAATTTGCATCAAACAATTCTGCTTTAATATCAAACAATTCATTTGGTTGATCAACCGGAAATGGAACTCGGATTGTATATGAAGCATAATTAAATCCATCAATTTTTTCTTGTTGAAGGGAAATATTGTTTATAATTAAACTATTAAATTTTCTCGGTACAATTACAATCGTTCCAAATAAATCATTTAATGGAGTAAACTTAAATTTTAATGTATTATTAAAATTTCTAGATATAACAGCATCCGCGACCTGAATATTTCCTAACAATACGCCATATACTTCATTATAATTTTTTTCTTTTTTATTATTTGGATACGATCCTATTAAATAAATTGACAAATCCATCGAATCTGTCGCATTTTTTTCTAATAAATTACAATTAAAACTTAAAATATAATTTGTTTTTCCTAATAATTTAATAAAATTACAATCATACGCCGCTCCTCTTTGATCTAAATATTCATATTTATCATATGGAATATATGTTGCATCACGATAAGATCCAGTGGTATCTAGTTTTACAATAATATAACCATCGTTTATAGAAGATCCCGTGATTTTTAGTCCATTGATATAGTACTGTGAGTCTTCAAATAATTGAAAACTATTAGAGCTTGTAAACCAAAATTTATTAATAAAATCCTGCGAATAAAAGTTACCTAAATTTTGATAACTCTTTATAGGAACATTATAATTTTTTAAATATTCAAATTGATTAAATGATTCATCAACGACAGTGGTATAGTCTTCGGGTACATTTAAACTTCTTTTATATAATTTATGCCGTGTAACAGTTCCACTAAAAGTATCAATATTTCTATACGTAACTTCGGCAATTGAATTTTTTTTGTATCTAACATTTCCAGAAAAATCAACACTTTCCGTCAAATAGCTTGCTGTTGTAAAATATACTGGATTATAGTCATACTCTGAATATAAAATTTCATATGTTCCGTCTATAATTTCTGTGACAGAATTTTTATTATTTGCTGAATTTTTATAAATAAAAGGTGAGTCTAATTGTAAAGTCGTTGAATTAATTACATTTTTAATTAAAATTGATGACGTTGCATTTACATTCTGCTCCTGTCCTGTCAATGTGTTTTTAATTTTACTGACATATAGGGTCGCATAAAAATTTTTAAAACTTGAAGAAAATACAGAATTTGTAGCAATTAATTGATAGTCTGTATATGACTTATTATATTTATTGTCCTCAACATTAAAATTAACAATTGGATATCCCGCTTTTGTGTAAAATGAGCCGGTGGCGGTTTTTGGATTTGCCTCATTTAAATTTGTTTTTGTAACAAATGTCAACAATGGTGTTACTTCTATCTGAGGCGTTGAATAAAATGCTACGTTACTATTATTAATTACAGAATTATTAATATATATATTTGTTGAATATCTTACTACTTTATTTTTAAAAGTACCAACAATATACAATTTTCCTATACCAGTTGGGTTTTTTTGATAAACATGGAATGAATATATATTTTTTTGACTCTTATTTACAATATCTACATCTGTCGCTTTTTCATAGTATAGCTCTATACCATTTGCATCATAAGCCTCAATCTTGATATCATTAGGTGGATTATTGATTATAATACTATTTTTACCTAATCCAAAATTGCTATCAAATCCGGAAATTAAAAAATATGTAGACGACATCAATGAATTGTCGTCTACATCTACTTTAAGTCGGCTTAAGCTCTTACCAGTCTGGAATTGTGACATACATATATAAATATATGTCATTTAGAGTTTATACGGCCATAATTTTAGAAAATCCACGCTCTTTCTTGATTTCTAATTGCTTATCAACCATATCTTTCATAGCATCCAAATGACTTACAACCCATACAAAATCAAATGTATTGCGGAAGTACGACAATAGAGATGACATTGAATTGAGATTCTCTTTATCAGCACATCCAAATCCTTCATCAATTGCTATGAAATTAGGACGCGGCAAATTGGAGATATTTATTAATGCTACACGTATTGCAAGAGATAACACAAACTTTTCCAAACCGCTACCCATTTCAATTGGCCATTTCTTTCCATCATAATTGATATGACCAATAACATTCTTTCCATCGGTTGTTAAATTGACAGTGAATTCAACAATTTGATGTAAAATATTATTAATTTCCGATTCTATTGTCGGTAACGCTTTGCTAATAAGATTGTATGGAATGCCGTCGCGACTGATTGCCATCATGTAATATGTGTATGCATGTTGTTGCAATTCCCATATTTTTGCATTTTTAATTTGTTCTTCATAATTGGCTTTTTGTTCGTTTGCCAACATCAATTTTCCATTCAAATCTGAAATTTTACGAGTTGCTGTCTTTATTAGACTATCTAATTTATTAATATTGTCTTTTATTATTTTTATTTTTTCGTTTGTATTCTTATTAGACTCAATTGCATCTTTTTGTTTATAATACAAGGTAATGTCTTGTTCTAGAGTCAGAAGTTGATTCTCAAACTGAACAAGTTTTGTGGAATTTTTCAAAAACTCCGAGTTAGCATAATTATATTTTCTTTCCAGATCAGATTTTCTCTGAATAAGTTCATTGACTTTTTGGTTTTTTTCAACAACATCAGAAACCAAATTAATATCATCAATTAGATTATCTTTACGAAGGGTTAATGATTCAATTTCTATCTGAATCTTGTTGTATTCCTCACCTGTTTTATTGATGTGATCTGCGTGTTTTTTGTTTGCTTTTACGCAAAAAGAACAATGCGGATCATACTCCATATTACTTCCAAAACTAGATAATATTGATTTTTTGGATGCTTTTTCTATGGTTTTCTTGTCAATTTCATTTTGAATCTTTTGAAGATCGCGATTCAAATTATCATAATGAGTTGTATTAGTTTTTAGTTTAATCAGATCAAACTTGTTTAATTCAATGTCAATTGCATCAATGACATGTTTTAACTTTTCAACCAATTGTTTAATCGATATATTATTTTCTGCCAAGGTATTTTTTTCAGAAATTATCTTCTTTTGAGTAGACTCCAACAAAATAATATTAGTCGGAGCATTGCCAATATTTATAATATTGGCCATTTCTTCCATTAATCTTTCATTTTCATATTTAAATTTAGATTCGACTTTATCTAATTCAATATTTTCAGTCTCAAGATTTTTCTTTAATACAACAATTTCCTGAATTCTCTGTTCAAGTAATTTTGGATAATCGGTTTTATTATAATTTTTAAGGAGTGTAGTAATTTCTTTGCTTTCAGACTTGGCAATTTGATCCAATTGATCGTATACTGTAATTCCCATGAATTTGGCGATCAAATCTTTACGATCTGCCTGCCCCATATCAATGAAATTACCTACGCTATTATTTTGAATGCTTAATACAGTTAGTAGAAAATCATCGTATGTACCAATATAATCACGTATAACATCATTTGTATTACGTCGTGCCTCGCCATTTAAATCGATCATTTTGTTGTCTTTATCTAATTGATAAAATTTTACATCAACTTTGACATTTCCTTTTTTGTCCTGAACACCAACTCGTTCAATAAAATAATCAACTCCCTCAATTTCAAAATTAAATTTGCAATTGAAGCTCATTTTTTGTGTATTCAAAACATGAACCGCTTTAAATGCACGATCACATTTATCAAACAAACAGTACGATAATGCAGACAAAATACTACTCTTACCGCTTGCATTTGCAGCAAATAATCCAATTAATCCTTTGAGTGTAGTAAAGTCAATCACATTGCCTTCTCCATAAGAGAACATATTTTCAAACTCAAACCGCTTTGGCTTCCAACGAATATTACGAGGAACAAGTTCTTTTTCTAGCTTACCATTGACATCTTTATTGATTTCAAAAATCTGATCAATCAATTCTTCAGTCATTACTTCGCGTTTCTTTTCTAACAAAAACTCTTTGATCAATTGATTTTGATAATCAACATTTGATGCAATACTGATAAGATTGATATTTGTAGTATCAATGATATTTTTCTTTTCTTCATCTGTGTTGATTTTATCATATGTAATTTCAATTAATTCATGCTTTTTGCTCATTTTTGCCATCAAAGATTTTACTTCTGACGGAATTGTTTCTTTACATTTTGCTCTTAATGTAACTTTTTTAGGCATGCTGCTTACATCAGTCAGCAATTTACCCTTTTCAATTTCTACGGTAAAAAATCCGTAGTCATTTGGCAATTCTACATGTGTATATTCATGATGTTTAATGTCCCATATTACATATCCGTGTTTCTCTAAAGCTTCACCATGATTCTGTTGAATCATAGATCCCGCGTATAGAATAACAGGTTTATTATAATTGACACTATGTTCTTGAAGTCTCTGAAATTTATGAATATCTCCCAACAAAACAATATCATGACCGTCAAAACTATCATTTGATACTGTTTTACTCACCACTCTATATCCAACATCAGTGGTAGCACCTTGAACAGGACCATGAAATAATGCGATTCGTGAATCAGTCTCGTTAATTAGTTTTTTAGGAATGTTAGCCGCAGGAATATACTTTGTATAATCATCAAATACAGAATAATGATTGAATAACAAATTTCCCAACACAAACAAGCCACTTTCTTTAAGATAAAATAGATGTGGGTGGTTCAATGGTTCAACTACTGAAGTTAAACTATCCAATCTAGTTTTATTGTTTAATGTTGCATCGTGATTGCCTGAAATAAGAATGGTTGTACGTTTATCAGCAATTGTCTTCAGAAAATCACTGGCTAATTTAAGCGATTCTGGAACCAAGTCAGTTTTATTATGAAATAAATCTCCTAGAATTGCAACAACGGTTGTTTCTGGAGTTTTATCTATCTCTTTATAAAATTTTTCAAATACTTCACGATATTCTTCATGTCGCTTTAACAGACGAATGTGAATGTCCGCCACATGAACTATGTGAGTAAATTTTTTTACATTTGTATTTAAATACTTTGTCATATTAATTTCATTTTAATCAGATTGTCAAATTCAATGATGGGAGATTTATTGATGATTTCCCATGTTTTATCAAATCCCAATAGTGATGGATCCTTTTCTTCCAGTTTAACCCAAGCAGTAGGAATATGGTTACGTACCAGATACTCGCATAATTTTACTGTGTCAGCGTAAGCATCATTATCTAACAATACATTTACTCTAGGTACGTCGCTTTCAAGCAAACGAGCTTTGAGTTTCTTGGACATATTCTTTCCAAATAATGGAATAACATTTCTACGAACAGATATGGCATCAAATTGTCCTTCAACCAAAGTGATAGGTTCATCAAAATTGATTAACAGTTCATTTCCAATGATATTTTTAGAAAAATTACATAGCTTATATTTGTGTCCTGATAATCCCAAATAATCACGGGCGGAAAAGAAATTCAACTTACCATCAACGTCATATGATGGTATGATAATACGGTGTTGATAATAACCAGTGTCACAATATCCAATATTGTATCGTAGAATATCATATTTTGTTATGTTACGCGCAAGTACATAATTGAGCGCCATTTTATAATGGCGTGTATTTGAAGGAATCGCAAGTGGTTTGAATTCATCCGGCAATCTATTAATTGCAGTTACTTCCTGTAAGTCATCAAAATTTATTTTCCATTCAGAGCCATCGGAACGCATCTGTTCGACTTCTCCCAGTATTGCATAATACTCCGACGAAGCTTGCATTTTCTTAAATAAGGAGCGAAAACTAAGCCCTCTGAAATTACAGACCCAACAATTATATTTGCCTGTTGTAAGACTAACTTCTAGTTTACGTTTATAATGTTTGCAATGAGGACAGTAATAAACTGCGTCTGTTCCTTTACGGATTTTTGCTGTCTGATTAAACAGTTTGTTGAGTGCTACCAAAATTGTCTCTTGTCTTAGCATGATTATTTTGAATCACTGTATCAGAATGATTTGCTTCGATCAAGTTTTTATCTTCAGAAAGTTTTTTCCATGGATTTGCTTCTATCGCCACAGCCAATTTCATCAATTTGATCATGTCAAATTCAGATTCTGTGGAGTTATTGCCTTTATTTTGTTCACTATTCATATTGGGAACTTCCAGTGCAGGTTCTTGTGCCGACTGTGGTTTTGGTATAAACCCAATTGCGTTTCTTGAAATTATTGCTTGCATCAAATACATTGAATAATCATCAAAATTTTTTTGATAATATTCATATGCATCAACAATATTATTATATTGCTCATCCGTTAATTTAATTCTCAATATATTTTTAGACTCGCCACAGCCAAATGACGGAGTTTGTAAAATCATGCAAATCAAATTAGACAATAATTTTCTGTCATGTTGGTGTCTAATAATAAAATAACGATTATGAGATTCTTGCAATTCAACAAAATCAGCGTCTGAAAGATTGTATTTTTCATATAATCTTTGAAGTTTGATCTTTGCAGACTCCGCTTCACCACCAACACCATGATCCGCTAATTTTTTTACCTTGCGTACTAATTCCAATATGGTTTTTTTATCCATATCAATACATAGAAGTTACTATTGCATCATACATATCAAAATTACGATCATCCCAATTACCATTTTTCTTTGTTTTGTCCCATTTTGCTAATGGCATTTTGGCTTCAAGTTGCATTTTGACAAAATCTTTTGACTTTATTCCTTTAATACGACATTTTCCAAACGCCTTTTTACGCATTGTATTGACACTAACTAAATTAACAGGTATTTTCCAATATTCACTTATAATATATTCAAATAATGCATTGAATCTAGCAAGTTTAATAATAACTTGTTGGCTTGTGAATCCACCTGCAAATCCACTCAAAGCAGCTTCTAGATTGATTTTGTCTACTTTGTTTATAAGCGGATGTTTTTTCAGTGTGTCGATAACCAAAAATGCCTTTTCTTTGTTGGTGGATAATTTACTTATGTCAATAAATCCACAATCTTGTACTGCATTTTGGTCAAAAAAAGACCACCCTACGGTGGTCGTGCTTGCATCAAATCCTAATGTCATATAACCATAAATAGTATAAAACTTATGGTTTATATTTTTTATTTGATAATCCTTGAGTATATTGAGATAATTGCTTAGAAGTACTGTTTCTGCGATCTGGTACATCAGCCAAGCTTGATAAGCCGGTAGGCATTTTTACTCTAAATCCACCTTTATCAATACTATATTTCTGACCTTGAATAGACGGTTCAACTGACGGTGCCACAGTATCCTCCGCCGTTACAATATTTTTTGCATCAAACGCTCCTCCAGCTTTTTGCTTATTGTATCTACTTTCTAAATCAGTGATTAAAGAATCTCTATTGATTGGGTTGGGCATATTTTATCTTTCTTTTTATAAATATTGTTAAATATCCCATTTAACCAAAATATTTAGTGGTAATTCACCACTATTTTTAATTGGCATTCCTAATTTTGCTACACCTACCAATTCCGCTCCGCTATACAAACCAATCGTGGTAATAAATGGAGCCAAATAAGAACCAGTTTTATCTAGCGAAGAACTATAATCAAAATTAAAAAATTCAGTATTAATCTTACCATGACCATACTTTCCGGTTTTTTCGTCCAAGTATCTTACGATTGATTCTGTGCTTTTACGAATTGATCGAATGTCGGCATATTTAAAAATTACATCTTTTGTCAATGTATTTGTAAAGTATTTAAACATTAAATATGCATCCGTGATTTGAATTTTACTGTTTCCATCAACATCGAAACTGTTGTATATAGATTCTAAATAATTAATATAAGGAACATGATATGAAGAATCTTTACTTTGTAAATTATATTTTTCTGAGTAATATGTGTACCAATCAATGTCATCATCTGTGAAAAAGTTAGACAAATAATTATACCATTGGTAATCATTATTTACTTTTAAACTAATATATCTTAAAATTAAATCTAAATCAACATATGTAAAATAATTATTTTTATCAATATCAAATTCAAATACATTTGGAATCAATGCACTTGGATTTGTACTGTAATTGAATTCACCCGGTTCTATTCTGCACAGTACTTGTTTTTCATATAATGTCTGCTGACTTTTATACGTAATATTGTATTTTGGTAATGTTAAATTAGATCTATCTTTCAATAATTCATCAAATACAGAACCGCTGTTTGAAAAAATAATTTTTCCATTACGATAAAAAACATTTCCAACAACATGATCATTGACCAAATTATTTAAATCGTAAATATATGCAGATCCACTTGTTATCATAATTTAAGCTTTTTCAATTACAGGAGATCCTATAATTATTGAAGTGTCATATAACGCAGCATCATATCCATAAACACTATATGATTCTCCGTATATTTTGTTTTTTGTTAAAGTTGTAATTGGATTCCAGAACGATTCAGTTGTCTTTTGATAAACTACAACCTGCCCTAAAATATTGTATTCATGATCATTCGGATTACAATCATATTTTTTATATAATGTATTTTCAACATACGATTGCGAAAATGGCCAGTTTGTTTTTAATGAAGTTATTACAGAAGATGTGTTATACATTTCTACATCCCATCCAAAGTAGTTGGTTTTTAATAACTCATCCGTTCCATATTCTTTTTGAATTAAACTCCAATAAATTCCTGTGTCAGTACAGTCTTCATAAAAATAAACTGCACCTCGTTGATGAAATATGTCAGATCCGTCGTATTGAAAATAATTTATATCAGTTGGAGATCCAACCATGATTGATTTTCCATAGATTGCGACCGAACGACCGTAACTAGATGAATTGGCTGATGACGTAACATACGGCGGCCAATTATTGTTAATCGTTTGCAGCGATTGTGTTAATTCTAGTGATCTATTTTCTGATAATATAGCTCCTTCCTTCCAATATCCGCTTGAAGAATTATAATTGAAAATATAAACATTTCCAGTCAGTGGTGATTTATTACCAACAATAATGTTATACGATCCACTTTGATCTATTTTTACCACACTTCCAAATTTACTATTATTAGTAGTATTACTTCCAGTTAACGTTTGATAATACGTCCATGTGCCAGAGATATTTTTATATAAATACACAGCACCTTGGCTTGCAGAAATATTACTTGCACCTATTGCTAATATATCATTATATAATGACACAGATTCACCAAATGATGTATTAACGTCATATGAAGATTCAAATGTATTAATAATGGTTGTAACAAAACTTGCAGTTTGTGTAATTGAACCAGATAAAGAAAAAATATCAACACTAGAACCAGTTAAAGTTGTTGTCGCATTGTCTGATACTTTATAATAGAATAGAGAATCACCAATTGCTAACGTAGTATTGTATAACGCTACGGATTGTCCAAATCTACTTGCGGTAAAGACTAAATAATCATATTCATACAAAAATTGAGAGCTTGTAACTACATTTGATCCCGTGTCTGTTGCCAAAATTTCCGGGGTTTCTGATGCCAAATAGATATCAGGAGTCCATACTTTTTTAATAGTATCTTTATGCTTATATGAATCTGAAATATTATTATACTGAAGTACTTCAACGCTGCCTGTCGCAAATACAGATGATGAATATGCAAATATTGACGGATTCGCAATAGCAACATATGTTTTATTGGTCGCTACTGAGTATCCATAATTTGCATTATCAATATTAAAACTCATAGGGTAGATTCGAATGTAACTTTTTGAAATGTAGAAAAATAAATACCATCTAAAATTAAATTAGTATTACCATCATCGATTATAGTGTAATCAATTTCTCCAAGATTGTCCTGAATTAACACTGAATTTGGTATAATTTTTTCACCAAATTGATTTTTAGATAACGTAAACACATCTACCGTATCAGTCAATAAACGGTAATTTGAATTTAAATTAATATTTTCTAATCCCCATATTTGAGTAGGATTATCATATGTGTTATAAAATAATTGTTTATTTACAGCGTATACAACACTCATGAAAGTGCCGTCTGAATTGACTGGCTGTGAACCTGAATTATAATAAGGACTAGTAATTGGAAAATAAGTTCCACTTCCACTTATGCCACGTTGATATTTTAGAGTTAATTGTGAATCTTGTTGTTGCAATGCTAAATTACAATAACTATTTGTTATTGGAGCAGACAGTCCATCTTGATAGTCGATATAAATATGAGATATCGATCCAGATTCTGAGCCAGACATCCACAAAATAAGATCTTCATCTTCTATATTTTGTAAGTTCCATGTTTTGGCTGCAATAAATGGAGTGACTTGAATATCATCTCTATTTAAACTTTTAATCATGTTAGAAATCTAGTCTTACACGTACTAATAATTCGCTGTCAAAGCTCTTTTGAACTGGTTGACTTAGTTTTGCAACAGCTACCAATTCGTTAGATGAATCATATAATCCAATAGTTGTTGGATATGCCTTTGGATCAGTTAAAAATTCAGTAATTTTAATTGTTCCTTTAGTATTACCATCGGTTCCGTCACTAACATACGTTGGATTGTTACTATAATTAAAGTCTTGATTTTTTACACGAACGAAATACTGTCTAGATGGTAAAAATTCAGATTTACGAACCTTCATTACAGAAGTTTGAGCTTTAACTAAAGCACCATACAAATATTGTTGATTTATTTTATAGTTTCCTGTATTTGACTCGTTTACCGTAATACCCACTTGATTTTTGATTGCATCCGCATTCAACACAATCACGCCTGTTTTTGGATAAAACAAACCAATCGATTGATATGCTACTACATTGCCGGTTTTATATGGATTAGGAACACCATCAACAACGCTTCCACTGATGATATTGTATACGTCTTGTTGAGTTTTAATTACCGATGAATCATCGATAAATGTTAATTTATCGACACTTCCACTCAAAGTAAATTCAAGTTGTCCTTCATCAACACGATCTTTGTAACGTGTTGTAGAAAAGCTAATAACAAAAATTGATGATCCTGTGACTACGGTGGTGGCATCAATTGGTGCATTACCAGTTGTATAACTGCCTGTTTTAAAACTAAAATATTGATCATCAGGATTTAACAAATAATTTTTGTATTGTGAGTATATCGCTTTGGTTGGATTTGCTAAACTACTTGTGTTCGCATCACCAGATCCAGAATTGTTATAATTACCATATGCAATAGAAAAATGAACTTGTGCATTGATATCTGTTGTTGGATTAGCGTTGTATACATCAAAATAATACAATCCACTCTTTACATCAGTGGCTCCATTAGATCCGGTTATTTGCGTTTGAGTAGAAGATGTAAACAACGCTGATTGTGAATGAGCATAGTTACCATCCAGCCAAAATCCAGATGAGACTCTGTTTGTTCTTCCCAAAACAATATCGGTGTCAGAAAATTGATTAAATATCATAATATTATTATACGGTTACTTTTACTGGAATAGTAAGACTGCCACCACTTTCATTACCAATAATTGTAATGGTCGATGTAGTAGTTACAGTTAAAGCTGAATTTGGCACAAATTTAAATTGTATACCAATAACAACTTGAGAGCTTTCTGTTACGGCATCACCAGCAAAACTCGGAATTGTACTAGATACACTATTTAAACTATTTACTTGGGTTACAATTAAAGTTCCGATATTTTTATTACCCAAAATTGCAGTATATCCTAGTGTTGTATTGTAAGTAGGATTTGTGCTTGGTGAGATGATAACATCGGCTGCATATGCCCGTGGAATATCAATAGAGGATTGTGCAACACTAATAACAGGAATCGCAGTGACACCTGCTGGTAATGTGACTAGTTTATATTTCATTAATTGCGATTCGTCGCTAAATGGTTCCAAAACAGGAGTATTTCGTAATGCCAAATCATAATAAGCACTACCAAGTGGATGATTTGATTGATAAAGATTATAATCAATTTCATCATCGGCCAAAGCAAATGAAGTTATGTTCAAATTACCATTTTTTGCAAGCAACTCTCGTCCTTTTTTTGTCAAGGTTGCAGTTACGGTTAATGTATTGTTATCTAAATATGCCATATTACTTATAAGTATGTTTGTTCTGCACTATTTTCATTTAAATATTAACTAGTTGTCAAAGAAATTTGATTTATATCTCTATTTACACTAGAAATCTCCACGGGCAAACTACCATCTGGAATGCCGAGATCATTGACGGTTGTATATATAGTTTGTTGTGATTTGATAAACAGTGACGAACTTATTGATTTATTTTCCAATTTAATTACACTAAAACTAGTCAATGGACGATTCAATGTTGACAAATGACCTTTTGGATAGGAGACAGTGTCTATTGAATCCGCACTTGCAGTTTCACTTCCGCTCAAATTAAAATTGTATGTTAGAAATTCTTTGCTTGAACTGACATCATTTATAATCAACAATTGATTATTTGTAGACTTATATGTTCTGTAATTTTGCAAGGATCCAGTACGATCTCTATCTATATAATTACCATTGATTACAAACACGCTACGACGCTTTAATACGTCTGCATCTGAAATATAATTACTAATATAGTTATTTAAATGTCCCGTTGTTTCATGTCCGTTTTTAGCAATATTTGATGAAATTTCGGAAGGTAACATCGAAATATTAGATCCGGATACATTGTATGCTTTGTTATATGCAGTTACATTAAAATCATTTATTACACCGCTATCAATTGGTCTATGTTGATATTTGCTACGCTCCAGAATACTTGGCTCAATTAAAATACCATCAATAACTTTTGCTCTTGCCGGAAACAATTGTTTTGCGGTTGTAAAGAAAGAACCATCAAAATAATTTTTGTAAAGTGTCAAAAATTCTTGATACAATACCTTTTCAGCAAGATTATTCGTATTGTATTGATTACGCAAAATACGCAACGAATCATATTGATCTGTGTATAATTCAACAGGACTTCCAATTTGATTCATCAGATCATAATTACCCAAAAAGTTTGTGATGTCATCATCTCTAACTTTAAACGGAGCAATATACACTCCTATTAAATTAGAATCTTGTGTTACGGTGTTTGATACAACGCTACGTTCATTTGGCATCAACCGTGCAACTACATTTTCAGTTACCTTATTGATTTTTAAATTTTTATATTTGTTTGGACCTGCGTTATCAAGTTTTATATTCTGACGAGTATTGATTTCATCAAATTGATAAGGAAATACTGAAGTTGAAATTTCAGAACAATTTACAGTTGTTGTAGTCGTTTGTAAAAAGTTATAAACAGATGACGTTACAGTGCTATAATATTTATTTGCATTACTTAATTTATATATTCCAGAAGAGGTATATAAATTCACTGGATAATCAATACTGTATCTATAATATAAATCACTATATGTTGCGGATGCGCTGTAGTTATTATATGCGTCAAAATTTCTTGCATGATCTAAAAATGACTCGTCTGTTAATTCAGAAGACCATACATTAATTTTATCAATATTACCGTGAAAATTGTTTGATGCAGTGTAATTACCAACGTATATTGTGCTGCTTGAATAGAACAAATCTGCAAACGTAGATGCTATAACCAATGATTTAGTTCTGTCAAATATTAATCGATCATCCTCTACTGACACAACTCTAAATTCTAAATATGATGGATTTCCCACACCGACATCAAATTGATCTGATGCAGATTTTACTTTCAAAAGAACGCTATATATTTTTCCATTAAAAATAGGAATATCATCAATCACTAAATCAGTATTTTGAAATGATGCAATAATTTTTCCACACTTATCTTTTACATCTTTAACTATACGAATATTCCAATCATTGTTATAATTTGTCATTAAATACACAGGAATATTCTGTGTGAAAGAATATTCTGGATCTACTCTAAATTTAAATTCGATTGTTTTTAAAGTTGCTGGCACTGGAACCAATACCGATTCATTATTTCCTTTATATTTAGTAAAATAATATTTTTGATCAAACACATAAGAAGATTCATCTTCTTGTGAAACATTATTGCCTCCAAACTCTTTAATATTAAGTAAACTATGTGGTATACCATAAATGTTTGCAAGCAAACGCACACATTCTTCAGTTCCTTTTGTTTTGTATAATATAGGAAGATTGTGTAAAATACGATTCCAAATTGTTTTTAACTTTTCATCGTCTGATACACTATTGCTACCAGTCAGATAGGTATTTGCAATTGTAGAACTATCAAATGAACTGATTGGCTTCCAACCAAATTGCTCAAGTAAAGTATTAGCAAATGAAGAAAGATATGAAGACGAAACATTTGTCAAAACAGAATCATCTGTTGGAAATTCTACATTATCAACATATTGTAATGTCGGAAATTTTTTGTAATATAAATAGATATTATCAAAATGATGTCCGATCATCGACAAAAAGATTAAATAATCTGAATTATCACTGTCAACTACAACATATTCAGGTGTGTTGTTAATTAAACTATCAGAATTATTTTTATCATATTCAATAGCCTCATTAATATATGTTTTCAACGCATCACCTGCAAGACTTGCAGACGGCAATGAATTTAAATAAACATCATAACCATCAAATCCATTATAAATTGTATCAATTTGACCCTGTGTAATATTATAATCCACCGAATACGAACTACTAATTGCTACTGACGCACTAACTGATGCACTGGCATACTGTGTTAGTTTGTTTTTCAATGTATTTATCTTCGACAATTTATTCAAAAACAAATTTATTCTCAATTCTGCTGATGAAAACAAAATAAATTCAGAAAAATCACTATAATTAATATTTAATTCAGTTAATTTTTTATAAAATTGTATTTGTGTTGTTTGAGTGGTGGATAGTTTTAAATCATTACTTGATTGATAATCAACCGGTTTTGATTTGTAATCATCAACTTTAACTTTAAAATTTGGTCCTGCAATTTTGAAACGTCGTTTTACAACAGGAGCATTTAAAATTAATTTTTGTATCATTGGCTGCAATGATATATTGCTAATCCAACAAAGATCTCGCAGACCGATTGACTTTGGCAAATAGTCTAATAACTTTACTATAATATTAATCGTTCCGTTTTCAACATATCCGTCATAATTTAAAATTGGTAAAAAATTATTATTACCAAAATTTAAAGTATTTTGTAAATAACTAAAATATTTGTTTTGATAATCAATATTAATCTGATTAATTACATTTTTTATGAAATTATCATAAAAAATATTAGTAATGAAATTGGTAATTAATGCTTGATTAACTACGTTGGTTCCAAAAAATGTATTTACTTTACGCAAACGGATTTCAGTTGCTTTATTAATAATATACTGAAATTTTGTTTGTAATTGTGCCGCCGATTCTACATTTTTATAATATGTATACAACCAATTTTTTAAATATCCAACAATACCATCAAATACATCATATATAATCTGATTATCATTGCCTTGAATTGGTTTTGTAAAACCAATGTATGTTTCATTTAAAAAATTAATTACATCCAAATCTGTGCGAAAACCAAAAGTAGTTTTCATGATTTGAAATGTTTGCTTGTTATTTTTTATTAATTCTTCTGATTGTGAATAAATTTGATATGAATCCAATTGTTGCACCAATACAGGAACGATATCACGAATTAAAAATTTTTTTGTAGCGAATGCTTGTATTTCTAAATTTATTAATACTTGTAATTCATCGTTCGGATCGATTTTAAAAGATGGTATTAGTTGTAATTCTTTTCTTGAAACTGAAATATTTTTTATGATCAACGGATAAGTTGCATCACCGATGTTACGCACACTATTATATGAAACAACATGATTTCCGTTTACAATATTACTAGAACTCAAATGTGCGAGAGTATCAAATAAAATATTACGATCATATGAAACTATATATCCACTATTATATTGTTTATAATTATAAGTTAACACATTTTGATCTACGTCTTTATATGTTTTGCTAATAACATTATAAACCGGATTTACAGGAACATTTTTCAATAGTTGCAAATTTCCGTCTATATCATATACCGAAAACTCAATAATATCTTGTTCAGATGTGCCGAAATATTTATCAATAACAGACCCTGATAAAACTGTGTCCAAATCTGATTGATCGTAAAACGATCCAGAATTTACACTGTCAATGTTAGTTGATATTGTTTTGTATGGAAATGCCATAAATTATTTTTTTAAATATGGAAAACTGTCAGAGAAATCATCTGCTGTTTTTCCTTCATTTAATTTGATACGTAAATTTATAATTACATCTTTAGATGCATCAATAACCGCACTGGCGCTATTTTGATTGTCAGCCGCAATAACAGCATTTAATTGGTTTCTTAAAGTTTCATTTTCTTGAATCAATTGATTTGTATTATTATCAATATTAACGACAGGTATTATAGTTGTGGGAATTGAAAATTCTTTTATTTCCACATCATATAACATCTTAATTTGTTCATTATTATATAAATAATTTTGAAATGCAAATTCAATATATCGTTCATTAACATCAATCGGGTCTATAGATAAATTAATATTGCCAACATCATCTAAATTATTATTAAATGTGCCATCAACCAAAAATTGAGTTATTTCTTTGTCAAATGATTTCATCTAGTTACTTTAAATATATATCCATTATCAAATATTTGCTCTTCATTATTTGTAACAACTTTAACTAAAATTCTATAGAATCTTTCCTGTGCAAACGAAGTTGTGTCCAATATAAAATAATGCATGTTACCATCACAACTTAATTTTGTAGCATCATCAAAATCAACAATAGTTTGTTCACTTTCATTATCTTTTATACAATAATATGAACTTGTAGGCAATAAACTTGATGTTAAAAATTGATTCATTTGATAACCTTTAACAAAATTTTTCAATGGATTTTTTGGACGAGCATATACATCTACTCTAGGAATTGCGCCAAATTTATAATTTTTACTCAAGTTACGAAGCACCACAGTAAACGGATTACTTTCAGTTACAGCAGATAAACTACCTGTAACATAACTACTATCGTCCCATTGTACGTCCAAATACGGTGTATAAATAGTGTTAGTGTCTCTACTAAAGAATTTAAAAGTACCCTTTGTTGTTTCTGCCTGCGATAATTCCAATGACGTTAATACTATCAATCCTTCATTTGGAACACATCCACAAATCCATGATTTAGCAATAGTTGATACATCGATGCCAAGATTACTCTTTTCATAATTAAAATTTTGACGAGCAATCAAACTATTGCTCGCAGAAATTGTACTACAATATCCACTAGAAGCCGATGAATAAGAAGCAGGAACATTATAATACCACGTTCCTCCACCTTTATTAAAAGATTCAGATGCGTATGACGCTGTATTTAAATAATCTACAAATTTATATGTTGAACTTGAAACGACTGGATACCAATAACTACCAGAATCTCCCGAAAAATCTCTATAATACCAACTTGCGCCGAGCGTAGAACCCCCTGTTTCATAATATCCATCTCCCATTTCCCAACTTTGGCTTACTGGATATGCATACATTGAATAAGACAATGGAATTTCCGATGCTTCTACAATTTCCATTTTTAATGTAAATTTTAAAGATCCAGTCTTTGCTATCGTACCATCAGCAATTGATTTAGAAATTGAGGAAACATCAAATTTTAATAATGCTCTACTCAATGATGGTATATTTTCAAACGTTGTCGTAGGACTATAAAAACTGCCAGTGCCCAGTGCAACTCCTTGGATTAAACCAACAAAACTATTTACAGATCCGCTTGCATTGCAGATAATACCGTACCAATTACCACTTAAACTACCACTTAAACTACCACTCAAATGACCTGTTTGATTAGATACACTAGAAGTCGTAGTGATTCCATTAATACTACCCGTTATTTTTCCAGTAAATAATAACGTTCCTTGTACGTCCGCACTTGACGAAATGACGAGTGATGAATTGCTATCTGATCCACTAAGATAGCCGCTCACCTGACCATTAAATAAATATAAACTTGACTCGGACGCGTAACTTTGCGAAATACTTGCGGTTTGATAAACTGTGACGGTACGATATAATTGTGTATTTGCTTTTACTTCTAAAATTTCATCTAATCCCAAGTTTTTACTCAGGTAATTAGTTTCGTTAGTAATATATGTATCTTTAGATGGATAAATAAAATGGTGCATATTATATTACGGCTCCTTTAACATCATTATCTGGATATTTTAGTTCAAAAACAGATGGATCTAGTGATGGGTAAACAATTTTATTCAATGTTGCTTGGTCCAAGTTATATTCATGCGGTGAGTAATCACCGTCATTCATTGTTAAATTTTTAAACTTGATTTCTACCACAGATTGAACACCTTCTACTTTTGCAATCTCAAGTTCCAATTGACTAATATTAATTGGTTGATTAAAAGTCCATTTATCAATAACAAAAAAATCTTTTACTTTTTGAATACATATATTCAAAACATCACGCTTATTATAGTTGTTAAATACAGATATTTTAAAGTCTACACCAAAATTAATAATATATCCATCGATAATGTTGATACCATCTGTTAAAAGTTTATATTTTTCTAAATATTTACGTAAATTGTATAATAGTGCTTCATTAATGCTAGTCAAATTTTTATTTGAATTGTAACTTAACACATACAAATTGATGCTAAACGGATTGGAAATATCGTAGTTTACTTTACGAAAATAATTGGATACAGCATCATTCAATAATGTAACTTGATCTATATTATCACTAAACCCATTTACATATTTATTGATATTTACATTTAAATTTGAATTAGAAACAACGTAAGCTTTTGCAATTGTTCCAAATCTAGGCGGAAGATTATAAATTCTAGAAGTATAATCGTCTGTTGTGACTGCTCTGTTCTGTGAAGCAAAATACGCAAGTGCATTTTGACGAATTTCGTCTACACTTTCGGAATCTGCGCCGCCAGTCGCAGGCACTGGATTAGTTACACGCAGAGAATTTTTAACAGTTTGCATTAATGCCAATTGTGAAGGTGTCAATCCACTTGTATCCGTGGCAAATTCCACTGAGACAATTGTTTTAATGTCATCCGAGGCACAATTACTCAATACACCGCCACCTACAATATATTTGATAGTGAGTGTAGTATTTGCAGGTGCTTGACCCATACTGTTTGTGTTTAACAATTTACTACTGTCATACGAAATATTTAAATTAGTAATGTTTTGTAGTCCAATGCCGACCAATTCTTGAGACGGATAAATGATTTCGTCAGACAAACTCTCAGTTCCGGGACCAAATTGTAAATATGTTACATTATTTGCATTTGTATTGACTGTAAATTTACGTGAAGTTATAAATGATTTCAGTAATTTTGGCACTTCGCTATTATATTGAAATAATACTCCATCGTTTACACTCGTATTTTCTTCTTCTGAAAAAATTAAATCTTGAGCCAAATAATCTACTTGATACCATCTATTATTGTCACTGTCTCTTACCTCCAATACATCAATGACATTATTTTCATTTAGCGGAATATTTAAAAACGCTTGTGCATTATTTAAATTAAAACTTGCTACAACAATTCTACCTGCAATTGCACGTATTGATTTTTTTAATAAAAAGAATTGTGGTACTCCATAATCATCGCGAGAATATACAGTTGATTCTCTTGGTGAATTTTTTGTGTCCACGGCAAAATTTACTGGATCCGTAGTTAAGTAATTTACTCCCGCGCTATTAACTAGTTGCATATATTCGCGCAAAGATAATGCATATGTATTGTCAGGTACATATTCTCCTGCGCTATTTTTGATTGATGGAACCAGTTGATAGATATCAATTGTAGTAACTGCGGCTTTGGTTGGTTTGGTTTTATAACCAAGATAATTTGCCAACGCAATAACATTTTTGCGCTCGCCGGCATAATTTAACAAACTTTCTTTTAATTGATAATCACCATAGTAGGAAAGAACATCTCCAACATATGCAGCTTGTTCAATAAACATTGTTCCCGGCGAAGCAGTATTAAAGTCCTTGTATGTATTTGGAAAATATGTCTGTGCATATTGAATTAATGCATCTCGAAAAGAATTGAAATCTTTATTAATATACTTCAAATCTTTTTTTCCGGTATTAAATTGTTTTTGAATGATGTCAGCCATACATTATAAATTATTAGACGTAAATTCCATAGACACAGAATCTGTTTGTTGATTAACACTAAATATAATTTTTAGATATACTTTATAAGTATCAGTGAGCATGTTTTTTTCACTATTCGATATATTTAAATTTATATTTTCTACTGTTACACCCGGTATCCACATATTTATTTTGTTTTCAATAATACGTTTTATTAAATCGGGGGTATTTTGCAAATTTTGCTCAAACAATGCTTCTTGTAATCCAGAAGAAAATTGAGGTTGCATTCTTCGTTCACCACTATTGGTACGTAAAAGATTAATAATGTTACTTTTGATCTGTGTCATTGTATCATATGACTGATCAAAATATCCATTATTTCCTCTAGTTAAAGGTAATACTAGTCCAATAGGTTTCATAATTAATCAATTGTACTAAAGTCATTTGGTACGCCGCCCTCAATACTTAGTCCGCCAATGCTGCCTCCACCAAACGGTCCTTGTTTTTTCTTTACATCGACTGCTTTCATCAATTTACGATAATCTTTAAATACGCCAAGTTCAGCTTGCGCTTTAGTTGTCTCATTTAAAACTGGAGATACGGGTGCCTGAATATTCAATGGTTGTGTACCTTGTTTAAAGTTTATTTGTTGCATTTGACTACCAAATGAAACGTCTTGTGGAACACCATCTTCTGTTTCATTCAACACTTGGTTTAATAATGGATTGTTAGTAAATTTCTTTGGTTGTTTTGGTTTCGGTGCCGCTGGAATTGGACTTCCCGCCATCTCATTTTTTAAGCTTTCAAAAAAATCTTCGTTATTGGTTTCAATCAATTTTGGTTTGACAGACTTACCAGATAATGCTTCAGCAACAATCTGAGGCACCAACACAGGTAATGATTTTTTAATTTCTTCTTGCACAATTGCTCGTACTAATTGTTTGAATTGTTCTGCTTTCATAAGATTATATAATAACTATCGTGAATACAATGGTTTTATTTATTTAATTTTCTACTATTTTTACCGAAAAATCCTCCCGGCACACCATTTCCATTACGTGTATTAATAGAAACTGGCTCGACTTTACTATCTGTATTTACTGGCTTTACTCCATTTGCACCCGGTGCATATCCACCACCAGTAACAAATACTCTTCTACTTAACAATGGTTCCAACCGAGATTGCAATGCCTCCAATTGGACAATTTGAACTGGTTTTTGTGTTTGATTTGGTTCAGCACCTCCAGCATCTGGATGGCTATGATTATACCAATGAGTATGCGCTTTTAACCATTCACACAAATCGTACAACCAATCAAGTGTTGTTTGTCCCAATAATACAGGTTCATTGGTTTGATCATACTGCCCTAAATAAATCGCAGGACTATTGATGACAGTTTTTTTGTTGGTAGTAATAACAATTTGATCATGTGCATCTAATGTGTATTCGCTATCTGTAACAATACCATATCGTTTTTTACTGTAATGAAAAGTTTCTTCAAATCTACTACTAAAAATTAGTCGATCTGTTTGTATAACAATTTGATCCCCTGTGTATTTTGGTTTTGTAAATTCGGTGGCATCCTTTGGAGAAAACAATGGCTGTTCTTCATTTATTTCTTTACAAAATATTGTTTTATACACTGTGGTTTTCCATCCACTTTCTGTTAATCCCGACGTAATATGTATACTACTACCATCGTTATTAATGTCTTCTTCTATAATACCACCGGCATTTTTTTCCAAATTTGTTATTTTTGGAATAGGATTTAACAACGGATGTAGTGGTCTATCTCGTTTTTCATCACCAAGTGGGCGTTGACGATTTCTAATCAATATCATTGGATTGCCCGTATTTTTATAATCTGGATATCTTGGATCGCCTATATCATTTTTTCGTAAAGCATCATATGATGAAAAACGAATAGATTGCCCATGACGACTTTCAATCGTAAGATCACCTTCAAATTTACGCACGGCACGTATTTTATTATTTGCATTAAAATAAGCACCCATTCTTCCACTATTATTTGCGTTTTTTACAGAAATCGGCCCTGTATATGATATTGGTCCCTCAATTGGAATGCTTTTGTTAATATTTTGAAAATCATCTTGTCGATTGCCAGAAGTATTACCTTCTGTTTTTTCAACATTAAAATTAACATTATTATTAACAAATCCATTAATATTCAACTTACGAAAATAATACCACTCATTTCTATATTTTGCTACCGTTACAATTTCATTTAACAATGGATACTCAATCAACCCAGTCGAATGTGCTGGTTTTGCCCAAGATAATGATTCTTTAGGTAAATTGATTTGTGAATGTAGTAATCTAAAACAAACACGACCAATATAGCTATAATTTTTATCTTTTGGATTAGCCGGTTCGTCTTTATAATTATCGGGCCATTGATTTACAATAAGATTTTTAATTTCTGGATGTGTTTCATCATAAATTACATCAAGTACAACAGCTTCTTCGAATTCATAAAATTCTGAAAGTTGTGCAAACGAATCGTTTGTGCGAAATCCAGCCTCATGAATTCTAGAACTATTACCAATATCACGTTTTATGTTCCAATATGACATATTATTTGTCCTTATTTGGTAAAGGTTTAGTAACTTCCTTTGCAATTGTATTCGCTTCCTCCATCAATTGTTTGCGTTCTTCTTCACTTAATCCGAACGCACCCTCACCTTCTTTTCCAGCACTATTAGAAGCCAATCTTTGAACAATTGCAGCCAATTTTACCAACTGTTCGTCATTTTTAACAGTGACATCAAGATACTCTTTTATCAATGGAATAATAATAATAGCATCATTTGGCGTTTTGACCATGATACGAAGATCATCAATTAGTTTCTGAATAGTATCATTACGATCTTCGCTGTTCACCACAATATCCTTCAACAAAGAAGAAAATTTCTTTCCTTTATAAATTTCAAATTCAAAGTCCATAATTAATAAATATTACATTTTATAAGTATTAGTTTGTAAAATACCATTATTTATGTAAGATTTGGTAATATTGGTTTGATACTGCTTCATCTTATTAATTACTTTGGTAATTTGTTGGGTTTTACATGAGCTAATTTCTCTAATGTAAAGATATAACGCTTTCTTATTAAAAGCATCAATTCGATCACTGTTTCGAAACAATTCAATAACAGCATTCGCAATATTTAAATCTTTTTGTTTGGTAAAAATTTTACCAACATGCTTTTCCCAATAATCAATCATCATTTTCATAAATTCTGACATTTCAGTGTTCTTATAATATGAATCTTCAACTTGTAGACATACTGTGGTTTCGCTTGGTGTGTCGCTAATGTCTACATTTTGTTTGAAACGTTTATAATTATTATTATTATGAAAAATTAAATAGTGCTTCGCAACAATACTAAAATAACCAAATGCCTTGCCTTTGTCTTGTTGATACTTGTTTAAGTTGGCAACCAAGTGTGCAACCGTTTCTTTCTGAATTTCTAATGGAGATGTTTCAAAATAAGTAAACTTAAATGTATTAAATATATTTTCTACCAATTTTTCAAAACTATATTTAATACGCTCGTTGTAAATAGTATTTCGTTTATCAATATCCTCTTCTTGATTGTATTCAATAACTGCGTTTTCTGTATCTTGTGTAAAATACATGATCGGCGGCTTTTTTGCTTTCTTTTCTTTTACTTGCAATTCTTCTGCCTCTAAAATGATTTCAGGAACCTCAATTTTAATATTGGGTTCTTTGTTAATTTTCATTTTAGACTTATTTGTCTTTTTTATTGTTTTTCTAGGCGCTGTCTTGATTTTAGAAACTTTGCCTATTTTTTTGACTTTATTTTTTGGTGCTAGTTTTGACTTTTTTTTATTATTACGCTTCTTTATGGTTTTTATCATAATTGAGATTTTAATTTTTCTATCAGCTTAACAATGTTTGAAAAAACAAAGCCAACATCATCGTCTTTTTCAAACATCTGCTTGTCATCAATCAATTTTAACTTATTGTAAGTAATATTGATTGCATTTTCAATATCAGAAATCCATTGTTCATACTGTTCATTTTTATCAATGCTACGATTCAACATGGCACCAAAATAAACGTTTACTCCAATAGATGTTAGTAATAATACACCTAATATAACAATTGTCAATATCATATATTTATTTTATTTTACTCTTCTTCGTCATCATCTTCCGATGATTGTTCACAAAAATCAGAGAGATAATCAATAGCTTCTTCTACCATTGACCAATCTTCTAATTTATATGCCTGTTTTAGTAATTTTTTTACTTCTTGAATATCAGATTCTTCCATATATAGTTTATTCAACTGTTATCTATATATAACCAATTTTCTGAAAAGCAATAAAATATTTAAAAACTGAAAGGATATGGCTTTGAACTTGGTTGGGGAGGTGCAACGACCGGTGTAGGTGTAACCGTCAGTTCTTCTGATTTAATAGTACTAGATTCCGGTATAATATTTGATGCATCAGATTCTGTCTTCGGCACAGTACTATCAGGTACTACCTCATCGGGTTTATTTGGATCAACAATTAATTTTTCTTTAGATTTACTATCGGTAGACTCATTTGAAATTGCAGTATTATAAGCCAATAACAAGCATACTGCCAATGGATCAAATACAGAAATTAATGCTACAATAAACCACTTTACTACTTTATTTATATTGACGCCCAATTCATCCGCAACGAATTTAAAAGTTTGCACATCTTTTTTAGATCCACTTTCTAATTTTAGATTTGTGATTTGTTGGTCTAATTGCTGCAATTCATCAGTTGATTTTTGAATTTTTCCAGTTTCGGTTTCCAAATCTCGGTCACTCTGTTCGATAAGTTCTTGTGTTTGTTGTTGAACTTGTCTTAATTGAATAGGATTTCTCGCAATTAAAGTGTTTGTCATACTTTGTGACAAACGCAATTCTTGACTATTACGTAGCTGAGTAACATTTAAAATTCTATTTTTTGAAGTGGAAATTTTTTCTCTAATTAATATTTTTTGTTCTTCAATTAATTGAATTTTTTGTTCAATTAACTGAGTTTCAAGACTGGATTGTTGATATGCACTACTAAGATATCCAAAAATTCCTAACGAAGTAATAATCATCAATACAATAACAGATGTTGTTAAATATAATTTTAAAAATGTTTTTGTTTTATTCCAATAGCGATATAAAAAACTAGTCGCGACCAATTTACCAAGTTCCAAAGAACTTGCCATAATCATCGCAGCAATTGCAGATCCACTAAACAACATTCCAATACCAACAATACTAAAAAATGCCGCACATGATGCGATAAATAAAGAACTGAATCCTAATAAACGCTCAAAATTGATAAATTTCATAAATAATATATATTAAAAATACAAAATTTATTATTAAATTTATTCTATAGGATTTGGAGGTAACTGATTATCTAATGTATACTCGCTAATGTATTTATCGGCAAATCGAAGACCTGCATATGCTTCATAATCTGCTACTGTTCTTATATTACCAAATACATTTGTAATTTTATCAGATGTATTCTCCATTCCAAATAAAATTCTATGTTTCTTGGTTGATTTAGCATCATGTTCCCACCAAGATTGATTTATATTATTTCCACTTTTGACATTATCATCCCAGTGAGTAGGACGATATGTTCTTTTGTATTGATGCCATGCAATTAATTTATGCGGATGATATAGATCATATCCATGTGTAAATCCACGAACAGCAATATTTGTTTCTTCGCCATAAAAATAGTAATCGGGATCATGTGGAACTAATTTGCAAAAGTTACCATCTGTAAATGCAAAATGAGCACTGTAAAATCGCGCAGGTATAGGTGCTGTTAATTTATCTATATTCAAAATCGGTTCGGGCACAAAAAATAATGGACCCTCATCCATAAATTTGTCTAACCGCATCTGCCATACTTCATGTAAATATTCTTCAGTCAACGCATCATAGTTTGGAAGATATGTGGTTAATAAAGGGAGATCACTTCCCATATTTTTACATTGTTGATACATTTGTAACAACAAACTATCCCATCCTTTTACGAATCTATGATGACTATCCAAATGAAGTGTATATTCTTCATTATTATATTTTTGTTGAATTAAATTACGTGCCCAACAAACTCCTTTACTATCAACATAAGGAATATCAATATATTCTATTAAATGTTTTATAGGGTCAATAGATTCTAAATCATCATGCTGCCATGCCACGACAATACGTAATTGAGTTGGATCATCAGCTTTTTCAACCAAATCCAAAACAGTAGGTATTAATTCGGGATCTCTATAACTCGCTATTTGAACAAAAATCATGGATATAACGACGACGGATACGCAACAACGGCAGATACATCGCCCGGCAAAGATTCTATTGTAACATCATAAATAACACTGTTAACAGTTACATTGACAACTGTTGCAGCAACAGTTGCATTTGAAACATATGAATTAACAACAGATATCATAGCTGTTTTTGCATCGGCAGAAAGCGATGTGCTTGCGTTAATTTGAGAATTTAAATTTGATTTTACAGTTGCTGCATTCCATGAAAAACTGTAATATGAAAAAATTCCAGAACCTGCTCCACCTCCTCCACCTCCACCGCTTGAAGCAGTTATAGCATTCCAATATGCAAAACCAATCATATATTAATACATGTTTTGCACAGCAGTTGCATATATCACTGTGTTGTTTGGTGCTGTAGATCCACTTGGTCCCAATGTAGATGTGTTCACGGCAATAAATGTGAAAAAATCTGCTCTGTTTAAAGTACCGGTTGTAATTGCTGGTTGAACACCATTTCTCCACACAATAGGACAGTCATAATATATACTACCACTATAAAGTGCTCCTTTAAACATTAAACTTGCGGTTGGAGTAGTTGCTGCTTGATTAACAACTACATTTAATTGTTGACCACGACTCATTGTTATAGATGCAGTTCCGTGGTTATTCAATTGAAGAAATCTAGTTGCTGCACTGGAAGCATCCAAGTATAGAGTTTCTTGAGCAGTTGCAATTCCATCGTAGTCTGCGCTTTTTAACGTAACTCCACCATTAACTATCAACTCATTTCCAATATAAGTTTTTCCACTGCTACTTACACAAAAAGTTGTGTCAAGGCTACTGCTGCCATAACGAACTTCAATAGCTTTTTGTATATGATATGTTTGAGGATTGCTTACACTACTACCACTGTATACGTTAATTAAGAAACGAGTGTCTGTGTTTGCCGTTCCTGAATCTACACCTACATTAAATGTACCATCACGGGATATTGACTGTGCTCCTACCAAAGGCCACATATATATTCCATTACCAGCAATACGCATTGCACGAATTGTACCATTACCATCTGGATCATTACCTTGTTTACTTATTAATTGATTTGATCCACTGTATGTTATCAAATCAAGCATGCCTCTTGCGCCTCCTGTATTTTCAGTTCCGCATGCCAATGCCCATGCGTCTGATGCACTATACATGCTTTGCATACTATATCCACAGTTGAATGTACCACGGGCATTAAAAAATGCCTGTCCGTTTTCAATTGCAATATTTTTATAACTTGAAACGTATCCTAATGATGCTGTGTAATATATACTTGAATCGCCTAACACCGTCGTACCGGTCCATATAGGTAAATAATTTACAGTTCCGTTACCGGCTATAATTCCCGCACTACCAGATAAATAACTAGCAGTTAACGCATAACTGGCACTAATAGTATTTCTAGAATAACTTGACGTAATTGCATAACTTGAGCTAATAGAATTATTTGCCCAACTTGAAGTGCCAATTAAAGATCCTGAAAAACTACCAGTAGACAATAGTGTTTGCAATTGTCCGAGTGTAGCACGATATGTTAGTAAACTACTACTTCTGTCAATTGGAAAAAAATCTTCCGTTTTTAACAGCGCCGGAAATGTATTTAATTCGCTTATTTTAATAGTTGACATAGATTATTTCCAAGTTCTAATTTTAATTTTCCATTTTGTAGGATCTAAATTGACGCGACCGCCAGTTTTTGCATGCGCATATACTCCACCGATCCAATTAGCCCATGATATACCAACTTGAGTTGAATTTGTCCAAACAGTTGTAATTGGACGTTCATCATCGGCTCCTCCTGAATCATCATGTAATTGTTCAACACTAATTTCATCATTTACCGCATATCCTTGATCAATTACTTGACATATTAAAGTCACACGCACAAGTGAAGGAGTTGCTGCAAATCCATGGTTTACCGCATAATAAATATTAACATATGAGTTTAATGTTGACGGACTTGTTGCTGAATAATAAATACTTGAGTCCAATCCGGCAAATCCACTTCCACCAATAGTTCCTGCTGCGCTCGCTGCATATGAAGATGTTGTAGAATAACTAGAACTTAATGAATAACTTGATGATATGCTTGACGATGCTCTGCTAGAAGAAACTGCAAAACTAGATGTACCTACAAATCCTACAGCATTTGTCACACTTGATGTAAATGTTGTTGCAGATACACCACCGACAACAGTCAATAAATTATTATTGGTAGTATCCCATGATAAATTATTAGTGCCAGCAAATGTTCCTGCGGGTGAGCGATATTGAATATTTCCTGTTGCTCCACCTGCGGTTGTTGTTGTAGCAGCAGAAATAACAACTACATTAGGATCAAGAGAATCATTGGCAATTGTTATATTTGAGCCTTGTCCTATTTTTTTAAATCTCAAATCTACGCCTACTTTGTCGGAAACTAATCCATAGCCGTATGAGCCAGTGTTCGATGCAGTATTTACTTCACCTGTATTTGGTGAATATGAAGCAGTCAGTGCATTTGTTGCCCAGCTACTCGTACCACTCAAAGAACCTATAAAACTACCAGTAAAACTACCTGTATATGCTCCTCCAATACTAGTAACATATTGACTCAATTCAAGTGCTGTGATTTTTTTAGTTTCTTGATTTGCAACATCTGTAATAAACAACAAATCTGTGCCGCTGGATGCTGATAATTCAGCGGCACTATAACTAGTCAAATCGGTAATCTTTTTACTGGACATATACTTTTAATATATATAAGTATATTTAATCACAAGTTTTTTATTTTTTTAATAATATATTTTACCAATCCACTACGAACAATATCTTCTTCAGTAAATTTAAATGTAAATATACCATTTTCTCTACTTTCCGCATCATCGAAAACATTTACAATTTTGGTAAACCCGCTTTTATTTCCGATATCAGTTTGTTCTGGATCACCGATAATAAAAACTTTACTAAATTCACCAGTACGTGTAATAAGTGTGATTATTTCTTTCTGAGTCATGTTTTGAGCTTCGTCTGCAATAATACATTTGGCATTCCAATTCAAACCACGTAAAAATCCAATTGGAACACTTGAAACACGACCATCTTTCTCCAACAAATCAACTTCTGATTTTGGTAATAATTCGTTTAATTTTTCCAAAAGAGGTTGCAAATATGGTGCCATCTTTTCATTGGCTTCTCCGGGTAAAAATCCAATTTTACTATCCGAACTTTCTACAGCACTTCGTAAATATAGCAAGTCACTTACTTTTTTTAAATTCATCAATTGCAACGCAGCCATTATACTTACATAAGTTTTCGACGTTCCCGCTGGTCCACTAACAAAAATCATTTTCGTATTTTTATCCATTGCAAGTTCCAAAAACGCTTTTTGTTTTTCAGTTAACTCACGCTGTGTTATATTTAATTCGTTTTTAATTTTTGACTTTTGTGGAACAAGTGGACTTGTATCCGGTTTAGATTTATTTTTTTTCATGCGAGTTTAATTTATACAAAACAGTATTTAATTTTTCTTCAATTTTTTTTACTCTTGCACATAATTCATATTTTTCAGTCGAAATATAGTAATTATATACATTTTCTAAATTCTGTTTGAAAGTTTCATGTGACAATGTGATGACAAAATCAGATCGTTTAAACTTAAATACCTCCACGATTTCTAATTTTTTATCAATGGCATATTCTATGGAAGACACTACCTGCTCTGTCATTATTGTTTTATTTTTTTCTATAAATGTATCCATCTCCGAAAAGTCCGAAGGTAACAAATATGGTTTATATGTAACAGTTAATGATTTTTTTGCCATACATCAATAAGTATCTGATAACCATTTACAAAAACAAAAAAACGTCATCAAATATTATTTTGATGACGTTCATATTTATGTATTTATGTATACTTACTTCTTCTTTTTATAAGAAGACTTCTTTTTGGAACTAACTTCTGGCTGTTTATTTGTGTTTGTTGTATCGACAACATTCTGTAGCTGACGCTCTCTGCGTTGCGCGGTGTATCTCCAACTTAGTTTTGTACGGCGGCTTGCATATTCAAATGCAAGCCCTGTTGCCAACAAATTAATTACTTCCGCTTCAGTTTCAGCGTTGGCAATTTTTTCTCTCAATCCAATTGGTGTACTCATAATTAATAGATGCGATGTTTCTTATCGTTGTATTCTTCTACTGTTATTTTTGTTCCATCCGGCCATGTGGCGATGATCTTTTTCCAATGATCAACTTCTTCAGTTGCATCACTAACATTATCATATTCGCGTTCACTAACACGAATACCACTGCGAGTTACAACAAACTTCTTGTGTGAAGCTGTTCCATTGTCTTGCTTACTTGTTTTAGTAGCCATAATATACTATCCTTTTTTTAATTCATACTATTTGTTTGGTTTTATTAAAATGATATGCGATAACCAGTCAACATACCAAAATTATTCGTCAATATTTTTTACTCTGTATTTGTCTTTCTTTGTGGGATGTAGTGCCACAGAATCATAATAAAAATATTGTGTCTGTTCAAAAGTTGCATTATAGACTTTTATTCCGCCAACAGGAAAATGTGGTTTACCTGCATCAATATATTCCATGAAATATATTTTATAAAACAATGGATATTTGGCAACAACTACACGGCTTCCAATGTCAGTGTCTTTTGTAATGCGTCTTTCAATAGGAATATGATTATAGATTTCAAATTCAATACTTGAATGCCGAAAGGTTTTTGAAACAACTTTTAAATCTGAAATAGATTCGTCTGATTCCGCTTCGTCTATCTTTTTTGATTTCGCATCCGATTTAACAGTCTGTTTAATCTCTTTTTTCGGCTTTATTGGTGTTTCTACTTTTTTAGATTCTACTTTTTTAGGAGTAGAAGGGGCGACTTTTTTTACATCATTACCCTTTAACTTTTTAGTAATAATGTCTTTAAAGTCGCCCTTTTTCTTTGGTCGAGCCATAAGTGTTACTTCAACACTAACAATTTGGTGCCCTTAATCAACTTACGATTGGTGCTAGTGCTTTGAACGAAAATATCAAATGCACTATGAGAAGCAGGATTAACTTTTACTTCCTGATTAGGTAATGCCAACATTGCTCGGGCATTTACACCACTGTATACTTTGCCGTTCATTTTGTCTTGAATGCAAACTTGCTTATAGCTTTGAATCTTCTCAGGTTTGGTTAGCTGATAATATGAAGAACCATTTACATATGCCGATTTAGTCCAGCTTTCAACAAATGGTTTGATTACGCTGTCCGATTGAATTGGAAGCAATAAATAATCGGTAGCAGGCAACTGTGTAAGATTAGTTGCAACCGCTGCGGTTGTCAACTTCGTTACATCCAAATCAAATAGATTTTTAGTGCTACGAATTCCTTTGGCGCGAGCAGCCATGAAATTATCAGTTGCTGCTTTGATAGTTTCACCTGCTTTTTCAACACCGCCAACAGTCGCATTCCATACTTGGATGTTATTTGTTGGAAATCCAAATTTCTTGGCTTCATGAACACCTGTTTGATTTGGAACCAACACGGCAACAGTCCAATTATCAGGTAGGGTTTTGAGTTTTGTAGCCAAATGTTCAGGCGTGTTTCGGCTATTGTTTTCTTCTCCGTCTGTCAGAACATAAGACAAAAACGCATGGTCGCCATACTTTTGTGGAGTCAATGCAAGATCATCCAATGCAGTTACGGTTCCATCAATTAATGATGTATTTCCACCAGTGCGATAGTAATCTTTTAATGATGGCAGACGTAGTACGTCTTTATCGTAAATTAAACAGCTAACACTGCTATTAAAAAGATAAACAGTGACGCGAGTTTCTTGATCCAATTCCTTGCTACGTAGAGCAAGGTGCTTAATCTGCGCGTCGAAAACTTTTACAACTTCGTTTGAAAGATGGCCCATTGACCCTGAAGAATCTACGACGAACACAATGTGATTAATATAATTTTGTAAATTTTTATTCATAATTTTTTATTTGTTAATTTGTTAAGTATGTGCATACCTTTTACCGCATGCACACTAATATATAGTATCTCAAAACAGATTTCAACTTATTTTATCTGTGTTGTTTTAAATATTTTTCCAGAGGTTGTGTAATGTGCCCGGTATATGTTAGTGACAATATAATTGATTGATAGTGTGTTAGTTACATAATGTTCATATTCAATGTAATCATTTGTAATAACAACCACATTACCTGTTTTTTGTATTTCGTTTAATGCAGGTTCATAATTATATCTTAACATTTTACAACCGGTGTTTAATAATATAATTGCTCCAAAAAACATTAATTTTTTCATTATACAGCTACTTGTCCTTTAATTGCCGGATGTGGATCATAATCCAACAACTTGATGTCATCATATTTGAAATCAAATAATGATTTAATTTCAGGATTTAACCACAACTTAGGAAGTTGCTTTGGTTCTCTAGTCATTTGCAATTTAATTTGATCCAAATGATTAACATAAACATGTGAATCTCCATGCGAGTGTGTAAATTTTCCCGGCACCATATTCGTGACTTGGGCAATCATAGCGATCAACAAACTATATGATGCAATATTAAATGGAACACCGAGGAAAAAATCATTTGAACGTTGATAGAGCAAACAATTCAAACGACGGGCTGGAATATTATATTTTTCCACTAACTCCAAATCAGAACTTGGACGTATTCCATAACTATTTGTTAAATCCAAGTCTTTCTTACATTGTTCGTCAGTTAATAACTTTGTTCGTTCTTCCAAAGTCAATTCTTCTGTATGAAAGTGATACATAACATGACATGGAGGTAATGCACAGTGATCTACCCAATATGGGTGCCACGCAGAGACAATAATGCGTCGATCATCTGGATTAGTTTTAAGTTTAACAATTGCCTTTTGTAATTGGTCAACATGATCTACTTCCGCTACAATTTTATGTCCATATAATGATTGGGTTTCGCTGGATTCATCATAATATGGAAATGCTCTCCACATTCCTCCATAAGTTCCTTCACCGAGTTCACCCCATTGTTTGGCAAATTCTGAGTTGGTTTTAATGCGATCAATAAATTCTTCCTGCGTCAATTTACGACAACTTCTAGCTACGGCTTCTCCATCTTTTTCACGAATTCCATTTTCTTCATTGAAGATGACATTTTCTTTATGAGCATCTGCATACTTTTTATATGCCCATTCATTCCAAATACGAACATTGTTATCAACCAGATACTTGATGTTTGTATCTCCACTAATGAACCAAAGCAATTCATGCACAATAGCTGGCCAATGAACTTTCTTGGTGGTTAATATAGGAAATGCGTTGAGGTCAACATCATATTTGGCTTGAGCACCAAAAATACCAATAGTATCGATACCGGTTCGGTTCTTTTTGAGTCGTCCGTTGGTTAGAATGTCGTTTACAACTCTAAAATATTCTGTGTCTACTTTGTTCATATTATTTGTTCCATTTAAATAAATCTAAAAATAAATCCCAACTAGTCATCTCTCTTGGATATTTGTCTTTTTTCTTTTTAATTTGCTCTAATTGTTTAATTCTAGTAGGTGAAGGAAATTGACCCGTTCCTTCACACAAACTACATTTTTTTAATTCAAAATCTATTGCTTTATACGATCCTTTACCATCACATATTCTACACAAAATATCATTGTTTGAAATTCTGTGATTTTCCCAATCCTCATAACATTTAAATGAGTATGAATATACACTTGGAGTTCCACGCTTCAGCAATGTTTCACATTTATCACAATATCGATCATATTCTGCAATTGTTCCGCTAAAATCTCCATATGACGAACATAAACTCAACAAAAAATCGAATGATTGGATATTACATCGTCTACAAACCATATGTGAACAACGATCACAGGTCTTAAAATAATGCCCTTGATCATCAATACAAACGGGTAATTTCTTACCATCGAATGTGTGAGTATTTTTGTTCATATCATTTCTTCATTTTACTTTTGCATTGGCATTCTTTCTTACCACACCCAAGACATAAATTGTTTCTATAACGATGATGTAATTTATCTATTGCGGGTGATTCATTAAGATGAATTGGTTGTCCATTTATATGCGGACCATCAAAATGAATATCATATCCTTTAGTTCGTGGTTTCCGCTTTTTAGCCATATTACTTATTATAATTCACAACTTTGTGTAGGTCAAATTCTTTTACAACGCCTCGTTTGTTATAAATATGTACCCAACAAAGACATTAACCGGTAAAATTTATTCATACAGTTTTCTTGCGAGTCTTAATAAGTTCCATAAAGGCGGCGGGTTTCTTAAGATCAGGATTACTGTGATCCTTCTCTGTTACTTCGTCAACTTCTTTTGTATTGCCGGATTCGATTTGTGTCTCAGCCATTACAGCTTTGATTGCCATTTTTGATTTGACTCGCAAGTATTTTACTATCTTCTAAAGGATCATGAAAAGTATATTCAGTATCTACTTTGATCATATCAATCTTTTTATTCAAATTATTCCAGCAGTTGAGTGGTTATTTCTATCGGCAAGTGCTATTTTATATGTTTCTTCTAATACAGAAACATTATATAATTCTTTTACTGTGGAAATTGTTTCCCAATCTACTAAGAATGTTTTATTTTTTCCATCACGATATTTGATGGTTACTTCCAAATCGTGTGGGTCTATTTCATCGTAATTGTTCATATATCTAATATATCCTTGGCAATATCTCGTATCATAGGATCAGGATCACTATCCGCTATCGTTTCGATTTTGTCAACAACATTTTGATGTTCGATAAAAAAACTTAATCCCGCCAATGCTCCTTCTCTCACAGTTGGATCTTCATGCCGAAGAATTCTAAATAAGGTTGGAATTGCGGCGGGATCACCTTCGATACCCAAGTCTTCCGCATGATATGTAAGTATATGCGGCTCCATATTTTCAATCTCTCTGTCGTAATTCATATGCGCTGATACTACGCCAGAGAGTCTATATGGTCAATTTTTTATATCAACTATACGTATTGTTATCAATTTTTGTATATGTCACAGATTTTGGTTCTTTAGTTACTCCTTGTTCCAAAAATCCAAAACTATAACTATATTTTCCAATATGTGCCAGTTTAATTCGGGTATCACAATACAATTTGATTCCAGCACTTCGTATTCTATGACAAAATGCAAAATCTTCACCGATATATTCGTCATTTAATAACAATGGATAAAAATAAGGATATACTTCGTATTGCCCACCCCAAATTTTTACTCTTGTCATCTTTTCATTTTTCACAATTGCCTCATATACACTACGATGTGTATACATAAACCCAGTGGCAGCATATTTTATTTCATATAATCCGCCGCTTTCACCAAGCAAAACTTTTTTGTCAAGAAATTCAGTGGTTAATGCTGGCCAACCTTTGACACTATACGGAGCACTAACAAATGGAAGGCCCAATTTAATTACCTTTTCAACATCATATGGCCAAAATGCTACATCCGCATCAATCCAAAACAAATGTTCGAAACCTTCGTCTAATGCATCCTGTGCCATGGCGCATCTACCTTGATCAATCGCACTAAATCCATATTTTCTACGAACTGTGTAACCAAATGATTCCAATTTTCTTAATGCTTCATCCACGGCTGGTTCGATACTATGTGCAACAGGAACCAAAATAACGACGGAATTTGGTTTAAATGATTGTGGCAAAATAGCATTAACTTTTGCTTTTTTAGACGAGCGTAACTTCTGAAATAATCCAACGATGTAATCTATAATCATAACAATAATAAGTATTATACTGTTTTTGAATACTTCAAAACTTTATGTTCTCCTTCAAATTCTCTTATAACTTCTTGCTTATCAAATAGATGCTCAAATGGTGACATATAAGTATCAGCATCAAATTCTCCATTTACATGTGTAACATAAAATTCTCTGATATATGGAAGAAATAATTCATATGTCTTGGCACCACCGATGACAATCAATTCTCCTTTGAGTTGAACGTCAAGATTGACAATACTCATTGCATTGCGATAGGTATGCGCCGAATTATAAATAACATTATAATCATCTACGTGTTTATATGGAGTTCTCGTCAGTACAATTAAATTGCGATTTTTTAGTTTTGGTAACGTTGAAAAAGTCGTGTGTCCAACAACCAAAATTTTATTAGTTGTAAACTCTTTAAACCATCTGAAATCATCTTTTATACTTGGCCAAGGCAATTGATTTTTTTTCCCAATTGCTCTATTTTTATCCATTGCAATAATTGCTTTCATATATCTTTAATCAAATTTTTGAAACTAGTAGTTGTTAATTTTGATGCTGTTGTGTTACTACATTTGTATTGTCACGATTTTCATTGAATATTATGTATTATATCTAAAACAAAAAAACCGTCAACATATAAATAATGTTGACGGTTTTAAATAAATTGGCGGATAGAACAGGATTCGAACCTGTGGTACGCTTTTAAACGTACAGAAGTTTAGCAAACTTCCGCTTTCGGCCACTCAGCCATCTATCCATTAGCTGTAAATTAATAGTTTGTTTTGACCTTGCAGCATTGACGCTTTTGACGCCCCATTCGGTTCGTGCTGCTACCATAGCACTGTTTCAGTCGTACCACTTTTCTTGATTTTCCTTGCATTCAAGCAATTACTTTTTAATATCAAGGCAACCGGCATGATCTTCAATCCGGCATTACCGTATCGGTATATCAATTTACAACTATAAATTGGAGGAAAGAGAGGGATTCGAACCCCCGGAGGCTTTTAGACCCCTACGGTTTTCAAGACCATCGCCTTAAACCACTCAGCCATCTTTCCAATATTTTAAAAGAACAATTATACGTCTTCTTCTGGTACAATTTTATCTGCTTTCAAACTCAAATCGCCACCCGCTTCTTCTACCACAGCTTTGATTTCACTTTCAAGCTCTTTGATTTTTTCTTTGTAACCAGCGGCTACATCCTTAAAATCTTTTTTGGTGAAGATTAATTTTTCCGTCAATTCGTAAACCTTTTTTTCTGCTTCTGCTTTTGTCATATGACAATACATAGTTGTTACATTGTCAATTCATTTGATTTTTTTACAGCAATTTCATATGACGAATTTATTAATTTATACAAATCATTTGGATACATTCCATCCACACCATTTGTTTTATTAAATATATGATATTGCTCTGCTTCAAGATGATGAAGTGAGCATAACGTTATACCATTTTCTATTACATAGCCTCCATTTGGCATTTCATGTCTATCTGTAATATGATGTGCATCAAGATTTTCAGTCGATCCACAAATTTTGCACCGATTCTTATCTCGCGCAAATACATTTTTTGAGAAATTCTTGCGCCATTCCTTATGTGCTTGTTTCTTGCTCATCTTTTTTAATTTGTTTATATATTGCATCTGCTTCTTCTAAATAAAGATCTTGTTCGCATCTGGCCCATTCTTCCGCCGACATTCCATTTCCATAATATCCATGAAATTCAGCATGCATTTTCCAACCTTCTGCATATTTTTTTGCCAAATTATATGCAATATTTGTAATAACTTTATTCATATTTTACTAAATTGGTGGACGTGGAGGAAGTTGAATCCTCGTCTTTAACATTTTACCCATACCAGACTACATGTTTATTCATTTTGAATTTATTCGTGGCAATTCTAATAAATGAAAAACAAAATTGCCCTTAAGATTGCTCAATGTTCAACAATACAACACAATCCGATTATATCGTTTACTCTGATAAATGGCGTTTACATCAGTATCAGATATTCTGATATAAACGGGCTACCAGTAAATTAGGCAGCAACAGCGACTTCATCATAGTTGAAGTCATATGCAATTACATTGTCTTCTGCATTTAGGTTTTTAATGGATTTTTTTAGGAAGCCAACCATCATCTTCCACATGCCTAGCATGACTAGTATATTAAATCGAAACCAGTACACGCCCGTAAAATTATATTTCTGTATTAATAGATTGTGCTTTTTCAGCATCAAAATTTTTTAATGCCTGATAAACTTCTTTCAGACACGAATACTCACTTTGATCCATACCCGGCATCACACTAACTCTTAAGTTAGAGTAATTTTTTTCTTTACAAATTTTGTTTAATTGGTGTTTATACCAGTCATTGCTTTTTTTCATATTATTGATTCCTCTAATACTTGGCCACAACTTTCTCGTAAAACAAGTGCGGCAAACTTATCAAACGCAGTAGGAGTATTGTTGATAATTACCAACTTGCATTGTGGATTACGATCCAACAACAAATTGCATGCTGGCATAACCTGTAAACTACTGCCAATTGCAATCAATAAATCACATTCAGCAATTGCTTTTTGTGCCGTCTCAAAAACAACATCATCCAACCATTCATCAAACAATACCGTGTTTGGTCGAATAGTTCCAAATGTACAAATTGGACACTTAGGAATTCCTTTGTCATTGAATAAACCAAGATATTGAGAAATATCAAATGTATATTTACATCCATTGGTACATCTAAAAGATTTACAAGTGCCATGTAATTCTAAAACTTTCTTAGAACCAGCTTTTACATGTAATCCATCAATATTTTGAGTAACAACAGCTTTTAATTTTCCTTGCTCTTCTAATTTTGCAAGAGCAAAATGCGCTCTATTTGGTTCCTTATCAACCAATTTTAACAACCGTTCCTTGTAAAATAACGATAACAATGCTGGATCTTTTCTAAGAGTACGACGAGAAAGAATATCTTCAGGTTCCATTCCTTCAAATGGTCCGCTTGTATACAGCCCACCAACACTACGAAAATCAGGAATTCCACTTTCGGTGCTAATTCCCGCCCCCGTAAATGCAACGATATTTGTTGCATTATCAATATAACTTTTTAATGTATTCATAAAATTGGCAGGGGATGAAGGAATCGAACCTTCACTAAGAGATCCAAAGTCTCCTGCACTACCATTATGCAAATCCCCAGTTAAAATTAACCTAACACAAACCGTGCTATTATACGCTAAAAAGCAATGCGGCACATGCGCCCAAACCCTTATGAAATACTTCTTTCGGGTGTTTGTGTTGAAATTGACACTCGCCGTAGCCGATGTTCTGTTCTATTCCTACATTTATCTCAATATTTCTATTGGCAATCTGTTAAAGATTGCTGCTCCAACCTTGTCCTGATAACGTGCAGCACTACACTCGGACACTTTAGGATTACTGCTAATTTGTGGTATTAACGTGCGGTATGTCGTCGTATAACGCTTGAGCGCATCAAACGAAAGCACTCCCAATCATCTGCTGTGCAGCATCGAACTTCCTCTAAGATATAATCTCAGCGTAGGATCGCTTGTGTCAAAATTGGCTGCTCTTGATGGAATTGAACCACCATTCTCTCGTTCAAAGCGAGTAGTAATAGCCATTATACTAAAGAGCAATATTAAAATGGTGCCAGAATTTGGATTTGAACCACGACAAAAAGATTCAAAGTCTTTTGTGCTAAACCGTTACACCATCGGGCAATTAAAAAATCAGTCGTATTCCGCTTCTTCATATCCATTTTCTTTTAGATATTTTTCTATCTTTTTACATAAAGCTTTACTAAGCTTTTTTTGAAAATCTAATGATATAAATTCCGAATCATATGTTGCTTGAAATTTTTTCATGAAAACACGCGGCAACTGTTCTGGAAACTCAAACGATGAATCACTCCAATCATGATGATAAATAACATTTTTATTTTCATCAAGAACAACTAAAATTTCTCCAGCTATATTTATAGCATCGTGATCGCACGTATTATTTAAATAATAAAATTTTTTCATAAAAATTTGGTGCCAGCGATTGGATTTGAACCAATGATTCCATTGTTTGGATTGCTGTTAATACCTTTATGATCTAGATATATTTCACTGGCATTATAAATTGGAGCGCGGAATGGGACTTGAACCCACAACAATTTGCTTGGAAGGCAAATACTCTGCCATTGAGCTACCCGCGCATTTTAAATTTGGAGCGTCATGTCGGAATCGAATCGACTTGTTCAACTTGGAAGGATGATGCCTAATCCAATCGGCCAATGACGCATAAATAGGTGAGACAAAAAATCATTTGTCTGCTGGATTAGCTCCCCAGCTTATATTAGTTTTACAACTAATCATAGCTAATAGTGTTTTATTTTCACCTTTAAAGTGGCGGATGATGTCCGTACTGCCCGGACCTTCGACATTCATATAGAAGCGAATTTAGTTTTCAAGACTAACGAGGCCAGCTTATATCCCCCTATCATCCATGTCAATTAAAATCGTTACAAAAGCTCACTAGTGGAATTAATGTCATCGCCAATACAATTGTAACTAGTTCTTTAGTTTAATATACAACGTCTTATATATCGTTTCAAGAACGAAAATGGCGGAAGTTGAGGGAATTGCACCCCCACCGGTTTTACCCGGCACTGTTTAGCAAACAGTTCTGACAACCTAATATTCAGCTAACTTCCAGAAATGGTGGACACAGAGGGGATTCGAACCCCTAATATTCTCATTGCAAGTGAGATGCATTGCCAATTGATGCTACTGGCCCATTTTAAAATTGGTAGGTGTGGTAGGATTCGAACCTACAAGGACTTCTCGTTTTAAGCAAGATGTTTCTTCCAATTTCACTTTCGTCCACACACCCATTATTAAATTAACAAGATACATTTGTTTATTTTTGCTAAATAATTTTTGTTGCTGTATGTATCTTAAAATTGGTAGTCATGACCCGATTCGAACGTGCAAAGGATATGATATTTTGAGTATCACGGTTGTTCCAGTTTCCCTTATCCACATGACCATTATCCACATGACCATTATCCAAATTTACGTTTTTAGTACTTTGAGTACGAGTTTTGCTTTTTTTAATTTTTCTTGAGTTGCCGCAAACTCTTCGGCACCAACATTACGTTTGAAGTTTGCACTATTCAATTTTCTTTCTAGAAACTTGATATAAAGTTCTTCGTGTGCAATACGTTCTTTATTTGTTTTCATAATGTTGCGGTTTTATTTGAAGGATAACCGCAAACCTTATGCTAAGTTACTTTACTTCAATATACTTTGTTTTTGCTTCCGGCGTTTTCGGCACCGTCAACTTTAACACGCCGTCTTCTAGTTTAGACTCGATTTTATCGAAATCGACATAAGGCAATGCAAACTCTCTCACATAACTTGCTCTTGCATTTTTTGCAGATACCTTAATTACACCCTTAGTGACTTCAACTTTAATTTCGTCACGTTTGAAGCGGGGCAACTCAATTTCAATCGTATATTGAGATTCAGTTTCCGCAAAATCAGTTGGTCTCCAATTGCGACTCAATTGAAATGATGGTTCTTTCCAGAAGTCATCATGCAATCTATCAAACAACTGAAATATATCTGTCATTCCACTGCCATATCTTTGAATATTATTCATATTTTTATTTCCTTTATTTATATTTCACAAATAAAGTATTTGGATATGTTCTCTACACAAGATATTATCCAAGATAATACTTTATGTGAAAAAAGTTGGTGGACCTGAGCGGGATCGAACCGCTAACCTCTGAGTGCAAATCAGATGTGTTACCATTAGCACCACAAGCCCATTATATAAAAATATAATGTAATAAATACGGCAGGAGTTCCTGCTCCCAGCATAATTTGCAGGTAGGCATATCTACTGAGCCATCTGCGACCAGATACGGTTTGTCTGTGATTTCGGATCTTGTAGTATTTCCCCCGACGCACGAATTTGCAGAATCTCTACTTCAGGATTTTCACCTTGCCTCAATTCTCACCATTCTACATGGTAGACCAACGGGCTCTCGCTTATGCAGTCTAATTTGGACATTAGGTGTCCCCGACATTATTACATAAAAATGGTAGGCATGATAGGACTTGCACCTACACGGATTTCTCCATTGATTTCTAAGACCAACGCGGCTTCTTTTACGCCACATGCCCATTATTAAATTAACAAGATACAACAATTTACAGTTTTGCTTCTGACCTGCATTTTTTTCATGGTCCGCAGACAAGACGATTCATTTCCTATGATAATTTATATTTGTTGCTGTGTGTATCTTAAAAATTACGAGATGTGTTTTTATAATTTGAGTTTCAAGCTCAATGCCTTACCATTAGGCGAATTTTCCACACGGAAAATATTGGATTTGAACCAATAATTTATTTGTATTGCTGCGCACATCTCTGAAATTGGTCGGCAAGACAGGATTCGAACCTGCGACCTTCTGCTCCCAAAGCAGACGCACTAGCCAAGCTGTGCTACTTGCCGATAAAAAATGGTCGGGATGGAGAATTTTGCAATCTCAACCTCCTGTCTCCAAAACAGGCCGTCTACTTTTGACATTACATCCCGATAAAATTGGTAGGCGGTGAAGGATTTGAACCTCCGACAAACTGAGTGTAAGTCAGCTACTCTACCCCTGAGCTAACCGCCCATTTTTTAATAAATTTAAGGATTTGTGTACCTATCGTTGGTAGCCCAATTTTCATTGAACCGGCGTCTCCGATTTCCCACGGCTCGCCTCTACGGTTTTGATTATACGCTCAAAATTTCTAAATGCGTTACTTACTATCTTCAATGTGCTAACTATCTTAGCACTGATTTCATCGTTGTCAACAGCTTTGTTGAGTTTTTTGTTTCTTACGTTTCGCTCAACCTCGCAGTCTCAACTGTGGATACATCTTACACCATCCGATCCAAACGTCAACAACTTTCGCAAACAAAAAACCCGTTGGTTTTTAGGCCAACGGGTTTAAACTTACGAAAATGTCCGTTGGTTAGCCTAGTACCAAACTAGGTTGTGACGCAGCACTAGCAAGTGCTGGCCCTACTACGGATAATTGTACAAATGTATTCATTGTAAGAATAAATATTTTCAATTTTTCGAAACGTTCATTTTTTTTTAATTACTTTGCAGAGGTCTTTGCAACAACCTTCTTGGTGACACTTGCAGTCTTAGTCTTTGCAGGTGTCTTGGCTACCGTCTTGGTTGCCTTCTTGGTAGCTGTCTTGGTTGTCTTAGTTGCCTTTGTGGTCTTTGTTGTCTTTTGTGTTGCCATAACTTATTTTTTCTTTCTATTGTTTTACGATTCTTACGAATCAGATTAATCAATATATAACTGAAACTATTTTATTACATTTATTTTATTTTGGAATATTTGATATGTTTCTAAATCACATCTACATTTTCTTTTAATTTTTATTAACGTATTTTTGGATTTCCGTGAATCGTAAATTTCCAATACTCGGAAAATGGACCTTCTTCGTTTTTGACGTGTTCTATATCACTTATTTCAAATCCACTTCGTTTAAGTAATTTCCAATATCGTGATGAGCGAACTTGATTCATAGTACCTATATCTAGTGGTGCATAACGATTCACCCATTCTCCAAGTTTATGTATTAATTTTTTATAAATTTCAATTTGATTTTTTCTACCAATCACAGGAGATCTTTTAATTTGAGACTGATGTGTTGTAAATGATTGTTCTCCTGAAGTTAATGCAACTTCATGTGATCCATCTTCATTCTTTATTAGAATCATCGTATAATCACCGGCCACAATTTTATCTATAGGTTCCATTCCAATACTAGTTAAGTATTCTAATTCATCATTTACAGATTCTTCCAATTCTTCCACTTGCTCATTCATCTGCAAAATGCCTATTGGATAGTTTGTAACAATATCATCTAATTTTTCAGCAAGCGTTGTTTTATCACTCTCCTGTAATTTAGTACGTAAATACTCACGTAAACTTAAAAGATGTTTGCATAGACCGGGACGCAAATATGGATTCGTTGTTTTTGGAAAATTGCCATTACATTTATTTAAACTATTATTGCCCATTTCGCCTGCTTCTTTGTCGTTATTTGCGTAGGCGTATTTATACCGATAATCTTCACACGTACAATCTACTTTGCAAGGAATATCAATGGAACTTGCACTGCTATTTTCTTTTTTAAATGTGATTCTGCCTTTGTGCCCGATACCATTTGGTTTTTCAGGACGTGGTGTAATATGACTAAGATCACTCTTATAACTAAAATTCCAATATTCGTTTGTCGAGTCGGCGCGTATTGGCAATGATTGCGTTCTCATTTTCAATGCGCGTTTTTTTCTTTTTGGCTCAGAAAAATTCATGAGTTCTTTAAATGATAAAATCTCATTTAATACTCGTTTAGCGATGTTCGACAGCAAAATCATACATATAAATAGTTAAAAAAACTATAATATGTCTATTTATTAGAGTTATGATTACACCAACAAGTTTTAAAATAAAAGTCAGCGGCGAGCCAAAAACCATCGACACTGTTATCGACACCGATCCTACAAAAGATAATATTGAAAATTATACTAAAGATTTGTTTGAACCAAGAACAAACAATAGATTTTTGGTAAAAATCTTAGATGATCAAAATAATGATATTGTTCCATCTTTTTTGATTAAGGAATTTAATCGTCCAGAATTGACGAGTGCTATGGCCACGTCTTTTTCATGTATTATTTATGACAGTGTAACACAACGTGTAGTTGCATTGTTAATGCCATTTTTAATGCCGGTTTTAGAAAACAAAATTAAAGTAATTTTGCAAATTACAGATCCAATTGGCAATATTATTGAAACATGGACATTTAAAAATGTCACATTAAAAAAGGTTTCGCCATCGTTACTCAATTGGTCCGATGATGATGTTTCTTTGATTTATGCTGAATTTAGAGTAAGCTATTCAGATATAACTATCGAAGGTTAAACGGGTATCTTTTTGAGCTTACTGATAGGCAGATTATAGCAATCAGCCTTAAATTTCCATTTGTACGAAGAACTTTCGTCAATGGTTCCCTTTTTGTTTAATTGAGCATGCTTATAAAAATAATCTTTACTACAGCCGCCTAGTATCCATGCTCTACTAAAATCTTCCATTATGCGAACAAAAAAATATACGTCGCATTTTTGACGTATATTGTATGCGGCAACACTACAATAATAATGAGGTTGTGGTGGACTTGTGCAAGTTTTTGTTTTAACATCTATTTTGATATCATCTTTAATAATATCATAATCATATGTGTTTTTCGACTTGCCACCAATATATTCGTTTACCAACAATTCTCCCAAAAAACCATAAACATTTCCCTTGCCGTCTGTAATGCTATTGTTCAGAACTCCCATTTCTTTTGATTTACGCTTGGCAACAGAAATTTGTTTTTTAGTTGGAATTACTTCGATCATCTTTTTCCAATTCTTCTTCTAGTCTAGAATTGATTCCACAAAATCGTGCAATCAATACTGCGACAACAACATATGCACAAATTAATATTGCTCCAATTAATACGTATTTCATTTCTTTTTCTTTTTAGATGACTCTTGATTCTTAATTTCACCTGCACACTGCTTGCCCAGTTCAGTTAACCCAAACTTCGGTTCTCCGTTTTCATCAACACCAGTGCATTCTAAAATACCATCTTTCACTAACTTATCAACAGTCTGCTTGACTTCCTCTAGAGCAATCATATTATAAATTTCAATAGCTTCATCTCTTGAAACTTCCTCACTGTCCATAATGAGTTGCAACGACATTTCGTATTCTCTTTGTTTAATTTGTTCTTCGCTAATATCAAACTCTAATTTTGAACAATGTTCAAGTAGTTGATCGACAGTGCCTGTGAATGTTGTGTTGATGTTTTCGTTCATATATAAATTGGTGCGCCCAGCGAGATTCGAACTCGCAAATATAGTTTTAGAGACCACTGTTTTAACCGTTAAACTATGGACGCATTAATAGTAGCTTCATTCAGATCATCAATAACGACGTTTACATTTTTGAATTTTAAACTTCCCTTGGTGTGCGAGCTATCAGGAGTTTCTTTTGTGGTCCAACCAACATTTGCATTGACATGGTTGACATAATAGGTCGTTCCTTTAGTTTTTAACACCCACATTGGGATATTATTGTCAGTCAAGTGCGCTTTGTTGAAGTGAAATACAACTTCTTTGCAATTCTATAATGTAGTCATATGATGTATCCTTATTACGTCCAATAGCATAGAGTCACTTTGCGTCGTTGTCAATCTTTTTCTGTGCCGACACCCAATCAGGTAAATGCTTTGTAACCCATTCTACAAGCGCAGTCTCAAATCCAATATCATATTTCTTTTTTTCGCTTTCAATCCATTTGTGCTTCATTATTTCTTCACGAATTAATATAAATTTTTGATATAAAGACATAGACTTTTTATATATATAATTATGAAATCGAAAATATTACTTTTAATTACAACGGCCCTTCTTTTTGGATGTGCAAATGAAAAAACCATTAGCATTGATGGTCACACCTACACATTGGTTCGTGCAGGGCAAACAAATGCCAATGGTATTAATGATTTGGAATTATGGGAACGTAAAGGAGTCACAAATAGATACTATACTCCATCATTGGATGGAAAATCTATGCATTCGATTATGAAATAATATCTGACTCGTCAATCTCTTCAAGCGCATGATAAATTATAGATTTTTTATCATCGTATTTGGTTGATAACAACTCCATTTTATACAATTTATCGCTAACACTACGTTTATTAACGTATCGTTCGTAATAATGATTGTAATACATTTCTTTATCTATTTCGTCTAAGCGACTTTCCAATTCTCCATATACAGGAGTATAGTGTGTCAGATAATGTGGTTTTGTAACTTCTTTCAACATCCATGGAAATTTAAAATAATAATGTGGTCGAAAATATTTTGTATCGTTTTGAAATAATTTCTTTTCATTTTCGCACGAACAGTTATACAAACTGGAATGATACCACAAATATTTTTCAATTGACTTAATTTTTTCAATATCAGATGCTCTTTTTGCTTCTGTATAATAAAATTCGAAACGTGGATCTGTTGCTGATTTCAAGTGTGCGTGTTTCTCGAAACACGTTTTTTTAGTGTGCGTAATAAAATCTTTTTTGGGATGATACGCTTTGTTTTGCCCAAGAAAATTTATTACTTCCAAAATTTTTGGATAATCACGACGTTGCTTAACATCATCACGCAATTCCAAACTACGAACATAACCGTGATGTATTGGCGTATCCAGTTTAATTGGAACAATATTATATTTTTGTCGGTATAATATATCTGCTTCGCGCATCAACGCCAACGCTCGCTTTTTCTCTTTTTCTTTTTTATGTAGGTCCATAATTAGTCATTTTTAACAACAGATGAAAAATTACTTAATTCAACTGTTTTTGGTTCTTTATTAATTGTTTCTACATGCTTTCGTATATATCTCAAAAACAATAATGCTTTGTCCTCGGCCAATAAGGTTGCTTTTCCAATATCCGCAAGCGGCACTGGAAATTCAAATCCACATTCAGTGGAATAAATAAACTCTCCCTCACGAAAATATACAAATTTAACTCGCTTGTTGTCACTGACCATGTTTTTGATGTTCATATGTTTAATATATCAGATTTTTGTTGTGTGTCAATATAAAAAAAAGACGATATCATAATGATATCGTCTTGATAAATTGGTGGTTCTCCAAGGAATTGAGCCTTGTTCTATACAATGTCAATGTATTATTCTACCG